TTCAACCTCAACATCACCATACACTGGAGTCGCTTTCATTCCACAATCAATAGCATATTTGAAATCAAAATTGTTTTCCGTCTCATATATAACTGGAATAATTCCATTATTGATACAGGAGGCAATCAAACAGTTTTTAATTGTTGATTTTCCAGTGTTAGACCAACCTGTTACAATTGTAAGATATCCCTTTGGTATTCCAGGCAATTTGATTGCATCTGAGAATGCTTCTGGCAATGGTATGAAATCCATTGGTTTATCTGCTACTGAATTCGCATAATCAGTGTCATTTTTCATGTTAAGCTCAAGTTTCTCCTTCAAAGAAGCGATACTTGGTCTCTTAAATTCCTTTTTCTTTATTGGCTGCTTCATGCTATCATAATATTTTCATCTTTTATTTTCCTAAAATATCTGTCAACTAACAGTACGTCATAGTCATAACCTAAATTATCACGTATAGTCCCATCTGCCATTGACACGTATACATTACCTTCTGTGTACCACTCCCCAAGTGTCTCATTGCAAATAAAAGCCATACCTTTCTTTATGTCACTGTTCACCATTTTCTGCTAGTTTTTTATCTCTGATTTTATTCTTCCAACATTTCCTACAAAGAGACTTATACATATCATTTCCACCGATTACAACTTGGTCACCTTCTGTTACAATCTTTCCATTTTCGTCAAATCTTGCGTTTATTGATGTTTTACTTTCACCACAAGCACAAGTTGATTTTATCTCCTCTAGGTCATCCGCTATCTCAAACAACCTTTTGGATGCTGGGAAAAGTTTAGATTGGAAATCAGTTCTCAACCCATAGCATATAACACTTATACCAAGGAAATCTACAACGTCTGATAGTTGGTCTACCTGCTGTTCTGTCAGAAATTGACACTCATCTACGAGTATCCACTTAAGTTCGATGAATTGTGAAGCTAAGAAGTTTCTGTACTCCTTAACCATGCGATATATGTTGATATCGTCATCAACACTTATACATTTTCTCTCAATTCCGACTCTTGAACGTATGATACCCTCACCATCCCTAGTATCAGCAGATGGCTTGAGTACCATAATTTCAAGACCGTTTTCTTCAAGATTATGGGCTGTGGTCAATAGTAGCATACTCTTTGCACTATTCATACAGCCGAATTTGAAGTAAAGTTTATTACTCATTATGCTTCATAACATTACTAAATTAGTTTAAAATGGAAGACTGTCACCATCTTCTTCATCTGATGTGTCAAACTTAGTACCATCTATTATACCACTGGTTGCAGGGGATGCAACCTCAGAATAATCTCTTGCCTGTTCTGTCATTGCCTCTTCCATTCTCTGTTTGTTGGCTTCCTCCTTAATTTTGTCAGCTTCAACTTTATTCACGTACTTTTTTTCTTCCTTGCTGAATACTGGAACGCCACCTTCTGCAACAATTGCCATATAATCATATGGTTTAACAGTATAGACCTCATACCATTTCTTCTCGTCCTTAATCCATTTCTCGCCAAGTTCATAATCTTCTGTGAGTGGGCATGGGAAGCCACCATCAAGTATTTGTATTGCCGTCTTACCATCTGAACCCTTGTTAAGCTTGATTATGAGGTCAAGACCGTTGTTTAAGTCAAAGATGCTATAATCATTACCCTTTGCCTTTGCGGACTCTCTTCTTACCTCAGCAAGACCCATAATCTGGTCGTGTACGCCTTTTCCTTGCCTATTGTCTGGGAACATCCAGAATTTAACACCGTCTTCCTCATGACCACGCTCAATGCAGCGAACAATCCACATATCCTTAGCCCTATTCAAGAACTCTATGTCACCATATTTCTTCTTTGTTGGCTCGTCAAGTGCCTTGCCCTTAAGCTCACGTGCTTTCACAGAAATATCACAGAATGGACATTTATCACCCATCAGTTTTCCGTCTTTCTTGTTCTTTGTAGGACACACGAAAGACTTCCATCCGTTGGATGAAATTTCCTTATTTACACGTACAGTGTGCATATGAACCTTTTGGAATGCTGTTCCACTATCTGGGGTGATAGGGAGCAATCTGATTGTAAGTGTTTTTGAAGTCTCATTTTCACCCAATTTCGCTTGTAAATAATTCTTGGTGTCAAACTGAGTCTTCTTAACTTTTGGTTGTTGTGTATGCTCTTCTGCATACTGTCTTTCGACTTCATCTGCGCTAATGTTTGCGCTAAACTTTTTGTTTTCCATTAATTAAAATTGTTAAAAATATTATTGATGCACACCTAACTGTGTGCTTAAAATTATCTAATGCAAAGATATATAAAAAATGTTAAAAAAGCAAATTTTTCCCCAACAATTTTTAATAGTTTTTAACTGTTGGGGAAATATATACTCACTATTGAGAATTCCTTATTCTCATCAGTTCTTTCTTTAGTCCATTAAGATTATACTTGTCATATAATCTAGCGTTTATTCCTGATATACCACCTTTAAAACCTCTAACTGTATAAAACCTATCTATCGCATGTATTAATTCATTTATTACATCGATGCCAAGTTCTGATGGTGGAATGTCCATGACTGGTTCATCTTCAGAATCTTGAAGAATTCTATTAAAGTCATTTTCTCTTATAATAACCTTTTTCATTACAGTTTAAAGAGTTTGTCAAGCGTCTGAATGTCATCGTCATCAATGCTGAAACTCTTCTCTATATCGCTTGGTAGGTCATTGACATCATCAGCAGTTATTGCATATTGGTCTTCCGTTGATTTATCGTTGTCAGTATAAATCTCATAGTTTGGCTTATCCTGCATCTTCTTTTCCCAGAAATCACCAGGTGTTACGTTGAATGGATAAGAATCATATACGCCACGCATGTCAAGTTTCTCAGTCTGTGTTGGATTTCTCTTCTCGAACTCTGCCTTAAGAGTTTCAAGTTCACTATTGTTGCTGTCAAGAGCTGACTGTAAGCCCTCAATCTTATCGATGAGGTCTGTAATCTTACTGTCAACCTTCGAGAAATCTCTTCCAAGATGATTCTGCTTAACGTATATTTTCTTCTCTGTATCTGTAAGACCTTCTATATCAATGGCATCATCAGGCATACCTCCTTCATCTTCCATTTCATCGTCGCCAGTTCTCTGGTCTGCAAATGGGTCTTCACCAGTATCAGGTCCTACTGGGGCTGATGCGTCAGGCATTGGCTGTCCCATTGCATTTGAGTCTGCCCCCATTTCCTGTCCTCCAGGGGCTGCATTTGGGTCACCACCCATTGCATTTGGGTCACCTCCAGCCATAGGGCCACCTCCTGGCATACCTCCCATTGCGTTAGGGTCTCCACTAGGCGCTCCACCCATTGCATTAGGGTCTTGCTGTGCATTTGGGTCATCCTCTCCTTCTTCCTGCATTACATGCCCAAATGTCTCGCACAACTGCATGAAATGTTTGTGTGCCTCGTATAGATTATTTTCTTTAAGGTACTTAATGTTAGTCATTTTTGTATTAATCGTTCAAAAGCTCTTTATTATCCTCTGTGAGAATTGTCTTGGAACTCTCTGTTCTCTCGATAAGTCCCTTGTCTTTCTTCACCCTCTTAACAGGTGATGCAGGCGTACCGTTAAGTGCAGCCTGTGCCATAGCAATTTTCTCTTCTGTTGTCATAACGCTTTTATTTTCATCAATCTTATTTTCCTTTACTGGTGTTACCTCTTCTTTAGGAGTAATATTCTGAACAAATACGTTTTCCTTCTGAGGTTTAATACTTTGTGAATGTTTCATTATAAAACGTGTCATAATATCAATATTTTACTATAAATATCAGATTATTTAAAAAATACTGAAGTATCTTCTACTTTAGATAAATTTGATACTGATAAAACGCCATTCGTTAATATTATAAGTTTATTCTTGTATTTATTCCAATCAACAACATACTCATTGTTAGGCTTATCATTAGCCTTTTCCTGGTCAATAAGTTTATTTAGTGCATTTATTGAAAACAAACACCCATTTTTTACATGCATGACTGTTGCATTGTTAATCTTCTTGATAAATCTGTCCTTGTCAAAAGTTTTAAATGTTACAAGATATTCAAGGTTGTTGGTATCAATTTCATAGATGAAAACTCTATCTAACTTTATACCAAATCTTGTCTTAATCATTTCAAGAAATGACAATATTTTATTCTTCTTTACGAATGTTCCTATTATAACACCATTTGTACTCATTGTTTATTTTACTAAGTTGAAATGAAATATGGCATTGCATACTTCTTATTACCCAAGTGTCTCTCAAGTTTAATCAACCATTTTACTGAACCATCGAATATTTTATTACTTGGGTTAGAGATTAGAAGGTTCATGACCTTATCACGTTTTATCCCGCAATATTCTAGAATATCAAGGGACACACCCACAACCTTTCCCTCATACATTGTATACAAAAGGTTGTTATTTATATAAATATTTTTTCTTTCCGTAGAATTAAAGATATTATATATTTTTTTAATTTTACTATATCCTAAAGTTAATATATCTATATAATAATATCTTATATTTTCTATTACGTTCTCGAAAATATATTTGTAGAACTTCTTCAGGTCTTGTTCAAACTCAGAACGGCTCTCGCTCTTCTTGAAAGTCCAGAATAAGCCAGGGGCTAACCTCCTGTTCAAAATAGAAGTATACCCATTATGCTCCTTTGCTTTAGACCAACCTACCATAAGGATAGGCTTTGTGGAATCAGCTTCTGAAATGTCTTTCACTTGCTCCACAAAGCCCTCAATGTCGTTTAATTTTTTATCAGTTATTATATATCCAAGTGTTTTCATACTGCAAAGATATATAAAAAAAGTTAAAAAAGCAAATTAACTTTTCTTTTTATTATGGAATCTATAGATTGCATATGGCTGTAATGAAGAATATACATTCATATTGTTTTGTATAAAGTCAGAACACCAACCCCTTGATGAAGTATATAAACAAGCATGGAATTTTCCACCACCATTAGGTCCAAGTATTGCAACATCACCAGCTTGCAATGATATATTTGGATTTCCACGTGGTGCAACTGTTCCACTATCAATTTGTACAAATCCATTTTTTTCAAGTATTCCATGATAGCGTAAATTCGTTGCATGACCATTACCACCACAAGACATTCTGTTTTTTAGTGGTCCACCACCTGCTGCTATTGCATCTTCAACATAAGAAGCACATTTACTAACTCCACATTTAGTTTCACTGCCAACAGTTCTACATCCTTGGTTATGTGAAATTATCCAAGCACAAGCTTTTCCTACATCCCACCCATCAATAGAGCCAGCATCACCATGACTAATTTCACTTGGGTTCGCATTATTATTTGTACCACCATTAAATAGTGTGTTACAGTCAGTTGGCTTGAATTTGTCAAGGCATGAAGGTGAATTACTGAACTGTGGACACTCAGTTGTAAACACGTTCTTATCGCCTGCGCCATACTTCTTTCCAAGACTCTGCATCAGCTTTTCGTTACACTCGTCACCATTAAGTTTTCCTGATACATTACCACCACCGTTCTGTACATAGATTCTTCTTTCATTGTTTTTAACAGTTTTACCAACTTTTAAGAGAAGTTTGTCTGGATATTCTGAAGGTGAATTTTTATAAACCCAGCTCATACTTCCAACGTGGTTGTAATATTCAGGAGAATTAAGTATTATATCAAACAGAACAGCTAACTTTGTGTAATCATTACCCTCTATCCTTATCTGGAGATAGGTTTTATCATTATCACGATATGCTGGAATTAGATTTCCAGAATAAGAGCCTGTTGAATTAAGAGATTTCTGAACAGCATTGAAAAACAGCTCTGTAAATGGTTTTTTACTGGTTTTAGCTGTATTTATTTGTCTAGTACTTTCGTAAGAATCAAAGAATTTTTCAGCCATGTCTTGTCTTTTACTTGCATCATTTCCTCTTTCATAAGCTGCTCTAAAATGCTCTGCTGCAACCCTTGCAGATGAATCCGAAAGTAATTTTTCCTTTGAAAACTTTCCACCATTTTTAGGGTCAGTTACATTACTAATTGTGTCATTAAGGAATTTTATTTGAGTATCTACTGTTATACCAGATTTACTAAATAAATTTTTTAAGCCAGACTTGTCTAATCCTCCAGTAACACATTTTTGATTAGGTTGACCATATCCATCTGGTTGCTTTAATATTAGGTGAGATAGATTTTTCTCTTTATTATTTCCGTTGTTATCTCTCCACTGACAAAGTCCTCCAGATTTTCCACCGTTATCAAACGCATTAACACTAGTGTGGTCAAAATGAGGTAATGTTTCAACCCACATATTACCAACTATACCAGCAGCAGCTATTCTAACATCCTTATCAGAGCAATCGTCTTTGTTATATAAAACCTTAGCTATTTTATCCATTAAAGTCTTAGCTTTCTCTAAATCTGAACCAGACAAATAAACACTATCATCATTCTCAATTGGGAACACCTGATAAGGACAGTCGTTTGTTGTATCTGCCATTAGATACTTCTTGTCCTCATTGTATGTACCGCCCTCATTGATTGCATCTTCTTCATCTGTGAAAATATCAGTGACAATTTTGTTGGAATACTTGCTCATCCTTACACCAGTTATAGTAGTTGTCATATCACCAGGTCTCAAAGAATGTTTTACTTTTGATATGAGATATGAGCCTCTAAAGAATGGAACATTAAGTAGCACAAAATACATGAGTGGCTGCACAAATGCACAACCCATCATTTCCACGTTACATGTATATGACTGGTTAGAATAGATATCATATAAGTCTTGTGCTCCTACACCTTTAGCTGTCTTATCTCTGCTTGCAGCAAGTATAGAGTGCTTTGCAACGATAGCCTGTTCCGTTGTTGTTGGGTTAGACATATCTACATTAACACTCTTGAAATAGTTTTGGTATTGTCTACCATATGATACTCCAAAAGCAGGTATTTTGTAAAACCTTTTTTCGTCACCCCTTGATTTAATTGGCAATGGAGTATCATATTCATCATTAAGCATAAAACCGTCATCCTTATACTCACCGTTTGCAACATTCAAATTCCTAGATGACTCATATGTATAAATCACTACGAAATCTGGGAATGGGTCTGGTCTAGACATACTATTATAAGGTACTGGAACAAATAAGTTGTTTATACCATCAGATAGCATCTTGAAATTCTGAATACATTTCATCATGCATCTATGCTCTCCATATACTTGTGCGAAGAAACTATACAACATAACATTTGTATCCATTGACTCTGTTGCTAGTTTTATAATCTTTGACAATTTTCTAGGGTTTATAAGAAGCTTATCTCCGATTTTATTATAAAACGAGTCAATAAAGAAGAAATTGTTACCAAGTGGGTTTTGTTTTTGTTTTTCATTAAAGAACTGGTCAAATTTCCATGTGTCAAAAGTTGTTGCAGCAGCCCATTTGTCATAGATTTGCTTCAAATACCTATACAGTTCAATCTTCATGTCTTCTGTTGTTTGTGTAGGATTTTGAGCTATCGTTGTTGGGTCACCTCCTCCTTCCTCAAGACCGTTTATTTGTCTAAGTGTCTTCAGGAAAGAGTCAAGATATACCTTAGCTTGTGTTTCACTAACATAATATGCTTTTTCAAAGTCGCTATCCTTTGATTTGGCTGAACCATCTGATGCAACAGTAAGATTTATTATACCAACCATAGACATCAGACTATTTGTAATGGATTTTATAACATCTGAATTTTGTCTGAACAAAGCCCTTTTTACTGTTGCACCACTTTCTCTGTCAAACATTACCTTTTCATAGTGTACATGAGAAACTTTATTGGTCTTATTCATGTCCTTTATTTTAAGCTCATTGAATTTAGCTTTATAAGAAACACACCAATCTCTAAAGTGCTTTACATATGAAAGTTTGCAAGCAGTTGACATGCCGTTTATTACTCCTGTCAACGCCTCAAATCCGTAAGGTACAACGATGAATTTTCTAGCATAATCCACATTGAATACACTAGTAAATGGAACGCTCTTTCTGACACCATTAGAATCAATGAATGAATTACAATAATACGCTGCAATAACCGCACCAATCTGCAATGAAGCGATATTAGGTATATAAGCAAACGACTTGTTATTGATGTTGTCTGCAATTTTATCATACTTTATACCAGTAAGGCCCATCAGAAAAAATGCCATTTGTACTTCTTCACTGGTAATAACTTCACATTCATTCTTTATGAAACTAGAAAGATTAACATATTCTGGTGTATAGAAAAAAGATTTTGATTGGTCTATTGAATATTTACCATCAACCTTCTTAAATCCAAAAGATTCTGTTATGGTGAAGGACTGTATAGAACCATTAATCATTTCATCAAAATATCCATCCTCTGAAAAACGGTATTTTCTTTCATCGTTTGCCTCGCTTTTAGTAACACCACCGCCATATGCAAGTGAAGTATCATCAAACCCATATATCGTATACGTATTACCAGGTTTTGCAAGGTATGCTTCATCTATGCACCTGTTGAAAGATATTGGGTAATCACTACTAGGTGGTGCTATAACACCAGCTAAATTTTTACTAACATCAGGTTTAATTGTTGTAGAAACAAGATTTGCTACATCAGAGTATTCTGATACTGTGTTAGATTGTGCATTCTGTAATATTTCCCAAATATCTTTACTTTTGTTAGTAAATTTTACTGTGTTAAAGAAACTGGTTTCTCCATCCCTAGTTATTGCCCTTCTTAGGTTGTTACCACCTATTTTTTCGAAAGAATCAATGACAATAATATCTTCATCTTCAATTGGGTATTTTCCAGCATTTATGGCATTAAATGAACTTTTAAGCTTTTTAAATGACATGTTTTGTAATGGGTGCAGCGCCATACCAGATGAAGCTGACCTGTATTTAGTAAGCCACATGTTTCCTGATGAAAATAGCATTTTACCATTTCCATTATTATCTTCCCATGCAAGTTTTCCTTCAATACTTCCTTTACCAGTTACAATTTTAATAATATCTTCTCCATTTTTGATTGAACCGTTCTCTCCTATTGCACTCATCAATTTTGGGTTCTTAATCTTGTTGAGCTTGTGAAAGTTGTATGCTTCTATTTTACCTAATTTTTCAGCAAGTGCCAACCAGTTTGACTTATGTTCTTTTCTGAAGTGATTCAATGAAAGTATTCCAAACATTCTCATACAAACCTTTCCAGCAAATGCATCTATGCTGTTTGTTATATCATCCTCATTTCCATAAGGATTCTTTTTTATTACAAAATCATAACTTGTTAAAGGCATTGGCATGATACTAACAGCAGTATTATCTACTGGCTCTGATTCTGAATTTATATTGTTTACAGCAGCCTGTATTTCTTTCTCAAGTTCGTATATTTTACTAACACCGTTGAAAAGACCGTTTATCATATCAACTTCCTTAAAGCCAATGCCATCAGTGAAATTTCCAGCCCAGGCATCTTCACTTTTTGAATACCCATCAGCATCAGTGGTAAGTACAGTTAATCTTGGAAATGGTGCTACGTTATCATCTTTTTTATTGATGTCAACTACACCAGAATCACCAGACTCTATACCAAGTTGTGACAACGTTCTTGACTTTGTTTGGTCAACAACATCATACATCATAGCCATAAGAGTTTCAAGGTGTGCCATCACAATTTTAGTAAAATTTTCTATCGTTGGATACCACCCCATCTTTTCATACATATGCTTGTTAAGTGCTTTCCTCTTCTGTATTTTATCATCCTTGTTCCTATTTGCATCTTCTATGAGAGAATTTATTCTCCTTTTCAAATCTGTATAGTCAAGGTCTATAACAAAAGCACTAGTATATTGGTTTTCTCCATCATCATACAATTTCGCTAATACATTCTGTTGATGTGTTGGCTCATTGCCAAAAATAGTTTCTATAGCTTCTTTCCTTGGTAAAATATTATCAGAATGAAAACCATCAAATGTTAATATATTCTTTCTATTATTGTACCAAATAGGTCTGAGGGTTCTAATCTTTTTATAAGCAAAATTTTCTTTTATTCTGTCTAACTGCCTATATGCTTTTCCAGAATTGTTATATTCGTCTATGGCACTTTGTAAATTATCACTTAATTTCCTGAATGATTCGTCATATTGTAAAAACTCTTTAGACAAATCATTTTCCTTTATGTTCTTACCATTTGTGAAAATTACTATAAGTTTATAGTCTTCATCTTCCACCCCTCCAAAAGCATAACAATAGTCAGTTCCATACATAGAAGTACAATTTATATACAGCGAATCATACCAAGACTTATACATATTTCTAAGCTTGGTAAGCGTTTGTATTTCTATTTCATGTGTTTTGCTTTCTTCGTCTTCTGTTGTATCGTGTGATTCGTTGTCAGAATCATTCATAAGAGTTTCAAAATCTCTTCTTATTTCATACAACTTAGGCATCCTAACAGTAGAACCATTTTGATTTGGTAATGTGAATCTACCAGACTTTACCTGACTGTCCCAATATTTTTCACCAATGTAATCAGAAAATGGTGCAGCCAAAAGTGCATTAAATGAAACGTCAGCCATAAAGGAATAGGCAAATCCTATGAACCTTGCAGTAACATCGAAATTACCGTTAGATGAGTTAAATGCTGTATCAAATTTATCACACATAACCTGGTATGATACTGGTTCTCCGTAAAATCCCTTCAATACAATGGTAAACTTAGGTATTGGAAGAGTAAAGAATGAATGAAAAAATGATTGTGCTATATTGTCTTTAGAAAAACCCCTAATTCCGTTAAAAGACAAATCATCATTAAGTTCACTTGGCTGAAATAATGACATACCTCTTACGTCAGTGAACTTAATTGTAACAACAGGCACAGCAGTACTATTATACTCAACATCAACAGATTTGATACCAAGCATTTCAGTAGTACCATAGTCTACCAGGTCTGTTATATACATGTCAGCATAATAGTTAGTGAGAACACTTTTACCATTTAATTTAGCTTTCCTTACCTCGTTATTAGAAGATGACTCATATCCTCCAATCATACTTCCACTCATGAAGCTAACGTTGCTTTTCTCACCGCTTCTGTCCTGATATGACATAATAATAACCTTATTTTCGGTATCCATATCAGTACCAACACTCTTTCTTCTTGATGAAAGCTCAACTATTATGTCAAGAGCAATACAGTAATCCTCAAGGTCTGGTGCTCTATCATAAGTCTCACCGTCGTTAGCTGCTGCTGTAAGTCCACTAAACGTGTAATTAGGTTCTACATATGCAACAGATGAATGGTTTCTTGCCATATATTAATTTTCTAAACCGTATAATTTATCATATTTTTTTATTTCATCCTCATATCTCTGTATAGCATTTTCAAGAGGATATGGAATTCTAAGCTTAATGTCTGAATCAAGTAAATATTCTAGTGAACCATATTGTGGATTTGATTGTAGAATAAGCCATCCAAAGTTTGGGTCATTATAATACTGATATGATAAAAGGTCAAGCCTTGTTTTACCATGCTCATAATAAACGAAACAATCTGTGTTACTCTCTGGTATTTTAATGAACGGAACTTTCAAATAAGCCCCGTCCACTATGAAATTCTTATATCTGTTGTAATTCATTTGATAAAGTTTTATGCATCCTCATTATCCTCATTATAAGGGTAGTTAAATGGCTTATAAGCTATTTCTTTACCTGTTCCATTAGGGTTGTATTCAACACGTTCTGCACGGTTATCATAAACGCCAGTATTCGCATAGTAATTGAATGATACTGCGTTCTGAAGCCTTGCAATAGGTCCTGCAAGGTCACTACCTCCTATGAAGTTAAAGTCAATATTAATTTTTGCAAACATTGGCATAACACCAATACCCTCTGGATTTAAATCCCATTGAGGGTCGTCATAGTTAATAGTTAACGAATTTATAATAATTTTCGTATAATAGAAATCACCTATCCTCAACACACAAACTGGAGGTCTTCCAAACGCTAAGTTATAAGCTGTTTGTACATTTGGGTCACTATTACCTATTGTTGCTCCCTGTCTTGTACACTGATGTAAGAAAGTAAGCCTTGCATTAAATCCCTCTGGAGAAATTGCATGATAAGCAGGGTCAAAATACTTGATTTTATCGGTTATCAGATTATGAAGGAAAGGACTCTTCTTGTCAAGAAGTTGGAAAAATTCTCCTTCATTATCATATCTCTTCACAGTACTTGTTTTTACTGTTATACCCTGTTTAAGAAAAGAATCGTCATAATTTGTCGCTGCTGTGTCTGTATAGTTTTTACCAGTATTTCTTTCAGCGTCTTCAACAGTGAAAGAATCTGGATTAATTATTTGGGGCACTAAAACTTTCTTCGGTGTTCCATCTTTCATCATAATATACTCAACAGCCATGTAAGTACCCTTTTCCATTAACTTTCTACCTTCTTCAGTATTTTCTAGCCAATCTCTACCAGCACTAATAGAGCCTTTTGATTTACTCTTATTTGATGATTTTGTTACTGTGTTGGTTTGGTCTAGTATCTTTCCATTTTCATCAGTAACAACATTTCCATTTTCATCAGTCTGTACTGCTGAGTCTTTATTTGACGCATTTTCTGTTGTGCCAACCTCATATTCTATTTTAACATAGGCACTTCTCCAGAATTTTGTCACTGGGTCATTAACGTCATATTTATTTCCAGCCTTTTGAACCCCACCAGTAGTAGAGTTCTTCGTATCATGAAACTCGAATTTTCCGTTACCAGCTTCAGGGAAACCTACACTTGTCATCCATTTTTGTAATGTTAGCGCTCTGTTTTTAGCAAGAGAGTTGTTCCTAGTTGTATTAACTTTTTCACTTTTGTTATTACCCTGTGTTGATGCATGACCATAGAATGTTATGTTAGTTATTTTATGAGTACCTTTACTAACACCCTCTTTAACCTCTTTAACTAAATTTACCTTCTCTTCTTTATATAAACCACTTATAGGTTCTTTTACGCCTTCAAGTGCTGCATACATATCAGTAAGACTTACAATGGTGTCATTTTCTTTGTCTATATCGATTTCAAACTCAGATTTTATATACCCAGAATCATATATACCAGTGCTATTGTACTTAAAGCTCTTAGTATCCATATAATTCTCCTTAATAAGACAAGTAGTTCCGTTACTACCATTAAGCTGCTGATTAGCAGTATCATTGTCAACCCTATAATACCAACGTTTTCTATACCACTCAAACGGTCTTGAATTGATATTTTTACCTTGCGCTGCACCAAGAGATAATGCTGTAGAACCAATCTGTTTAGCTAGTGTTGGACTACCAAAAGGTGGCTCACCACCATCGTAAAAAGCGTTTATTTTTTCTGACTCACCATTTTCATCTGTTAAATACTGTGCTTTTCTCTCTGTTGTCTGTGTATCAGCATAAGTACCTCTTATTGTTTCATAGTTAGCTTTAAGAGGCTTTTCTGCTACTGATATACCATTTTCTCGCATCTCGTAGCCACCATATCCAGTTTTACCATAAACAAAGACTTTATGGTTCATATCAGCCATAAAATCATCTGCGTTCTTGGTCATTTCATTAACCCTTTTCTGAGTACCTATACCATTCAATAGATAGTGTATTGGATTTACAATACCTCCATCATCTTTACCGCTATAATTGTTAGGATAGAACACAAAACAATAGATTGCTTTTTTAACTGGTTCAGTCTCATCTGGTTTTGGTGGGTTAGGCTGTGGAACATTATCCTTCTGTATATCTGGTTTTACTTCAGGTTTTACATTTCTAGACCAATACTGTTGTGGCTTTGCTGTAAGCATATCACACCCAGCAAAGAATCTCAAAAGAGTTTGCTCCTGGTTGTTTATTTCATCAACACCGCCAGAATTACCTGGTATTAGTTGTCTTCCATTATTTTTTAAGTCGCCTCTTGGGGCATCGTGTCCAGTCCAATAGTCAAGTATTGCTGGGTGGTCAATCACCAACGTAAAAGAAAGATTACCTCTTCTTTCTGTGTTTGTATATGTGTAGATGTTTTCACCACGCCCAATGAACTCATTTGAATTCCATTTTACACTTACACTCTCATTGAACTGAATATCATATGGTGGAAACCACATTATACGACCACCAAGCGGTCCTCTTTGTTCTGGTGACAGCCCATAAGGTTCAAATTCAGATTTCTTGGCTTTATCGTCACGCCATGCAAGATTCTCAATTGAAAACATGCACCTTTTCGTAGACACAGACTTTTCCTCCTTACCCTCAAAATAATCTTTGAGCTTGGCTGTAGGTGCAATATTTACAAAATTATTATTATAATTAAGAGTTCCGTGTGTGTCTAGCCTATTGCTACCACTTCCAATTTTATAATTCTTACTACCATGTGTGCGGAATGAAACGTTACCATATTCGCCAGATTGTTCTTTTTCAAGTTGTTCAGCAGTACTAATCAACCCACCTTCAAATGGTCTAATTGCATCAATCATCCTATGATACTGATGATGGTAAGTCCAAACTCTACAATATGGGTTATTGTATCCATTTTCCCTACTTGGGCTAACTTTCAATAAGTTTCTACCATGAGACATACCATACTTGTCAGTAACTGCTGTTTGGGTAGGGTTGTTTAGCCTTCTTGAATCATCACTGTTTGTATGAAATCTTGCAACAAGAGTGTTATAAGCACCACTATTGAAGTTCTCGTTTGTTTTCTTTATGAGGTCACATGTTGACAGGTTCTGGAAACTGCTAGAATACTGTCCACTTGCAGTACCAACATTTGATTCTGCGCTATTAATAACCATGTTATTAGTGACACCATCATTCGATTCAGCGTAAAAATATCCAGTTTTGCTATATATCGTATCATTTGGAACAAAATCTGGCATCCACCTTCCAAGAAGGTTTACATGGTCTGTGTAAGGGTCAGCAAACTTAACAGTTGGCTTTTCCTTATAGAATGTAAATTTAGGACACCAATATTCATTACCACTACCATACATGATACTACTGATTGTAGTACCTTGTTGATAGTTTCTCCTTACATGGTCGAATATATAAAGATAATCTTTACCAAGTAAGCTAACTGGTTGCCTTCCAAGGGCTTGTACAAGCAAAGTAATATCCTCATAGGAATTGGTCATTCCTATTGTTCTTGATATAAAATCGCTATTACTCAATAAATCACTAGCTGCATTTTTCAATATGTCACCAGTGTTTTTGAGTATATCCCTTGCGTTCTTAGTAGAAATTGCCATATAGAAAATATACTTTCTTTGTATTTTATTTAAATATTAAGTTGTTGTTTTAATTTTACCATACAATGATGTTGGCATAAATGCTCCACTTACATAAGCCGTATCGTTAACTGCCTTAAGGTTAAACTGATTTGTAAAATATTCAGACACCTTCTGAGCAATGATATCATATGCTCTACTGTCAAGCTCACGAGTATTTCCACCACCCATATCAATTCTTATAGTGCCACCAACATTAACTCTTATCGCATCAACTGTAACTTTATTATTTCCAACATTAGAAGTAGATGTGTTCTGTGGAACATAGATATATTCTTTCTGTCCTACAGGCATTGCCTGAATATTATCAGTAAACATCTTCTGCTGCTTTTCATTAAGGACAATCTCACCCTTCTTAAGCCATGTTAATATATCCTCACCTTCTGGTTTTGTAACCCTACCTACTGAACCACCAGAAGAGTGTTTCTCAGTTGTGTTGTTACTTACTGTCATGATAGTATCTCCAGCATTGGTTATGTTACCACCAACTGCACCACCAACAGAGTGTTTCTCAGTTGTAAGATTCATAATGCTACTACCAAGATTAGTGACATTACCTCCTATAGTACCACCTGTTGAATGAGATTCTGTTGACATGTTCATAATAGTATCTCCAGCATTGGTTATATTACCACCAACTGCACCTCCAACAGAATGGGACTCAGTTGACATGTTCATAATAGTATTACCAATATTTGTTGAACCGCCACCAACAACACCACCATTTGAATGATATTCTGGGTTTTTGTTAATAACATTTGTAATAATATCGCCAGCTTTACTACTTGCTCCACCTATTGTTCCACCTGTTGAATGGGTCTCTGGTTTTACTTGTACAGCATCTGCTGCTGCTTCTCCACCTTTACTTCCAAGCCACCCAACTATAGCTCCACCAAGTGCTGCACCTATAGCAGTACCAACACCAGGTGCTATAGCAGTTCCTATTGCACCACCAATCCATGCCCCAAGAGAACCACCAGCCATTGCGCCTCCAGTACCAGCAATATCTCTATTTCTTTCCTTTGAAGCGTTTTCTATTTGTTTTTTCTTCTGTGCATCTGTTAATGATGTATCTTTTTCAATTTGTTCCTTTTTACTACTGTAATCTGATATTGTAGAGGCTATATCAACAGCGCCAAGAACTGCTCCAATCCCAGCAGTACCTCTAACAGCGTTTCTGAAGCCACGTGAGTTCCTAAATAAAGTTTTCAGCCCACTCTTGCCCTTAGCAAAACTGCCGCCTTTTTTGGCACTCATTCCCCTATTAGCGTCAGATTTAGCCTGTTTCCATGTACGATTTTTATATGGTTTTGCTCCTTTTTTTGCTGGTGTAGCAGCATTTTTTCTGCCACCAAAAAGTTTTCCAATTGAGCCAGCAATGTTCTTAACAGCACCTATAAGTGGTATGAAGAACATTGCACCAAGCAATTTAATCCAATCACTTGTGATGAATTTTCCGACTGCACCAAGAGTATCTACTACTGCTTGTATGCCAGTCATAATTTTATTCATGTTCTCCTCTTTTAGAGCGCCTTCAATAAGTTTCTTGATATTTTCAGCTATTGCCCCAGCATGAGGTACAACCATCTTGTATATATCGCCAAGGAATGCTTGTATCTTAGTTAAGAATGGTGATATTTTTTCTGCCATCATTGCCTGCAATGAAGTAACCCATCCTTCTATTTTATCACGAATAGAAACAACGGCTTCGGCTTGCTCTCTTACAATCTCCTCATCAGACATGCCACTGAACTTCATCATTTCATCAAATTCAGATTTACCCCTATTAGGGTCCTGGAAGTAATCCATATTCTCATACTTGCCAGTCTTTGAACTGTACATCTGCATCTGACCATCTCTAATTTGTGTCTTGTTGAGAAGGAAATCTCTCTTGTTTTCATCACCACCAGATAATCTATCAAGGTCTCTTCCAAATTTGTTGTTCTTGTATGTTACCTCTGCGTTCTTCTTAGCAATAGAAATAGCCTCATCACGACTTATACCCATAGCATCGGCAATACCATTGACAAAGTCCCTACTCATGGCATTCATCTTAGCCATACCAGTTTTTGCATCAAACTGTGCATATCCACCAAGTACCTTGGTCATTCTTTCGCCAAATGCCTCAGGGTCATAGTTTGCCTCATATGACATGTCTAGTGGGTTTCCTCCCATAGCACCAGCAGCACCTCCAAGCATTGAAAGCTTTGCAGAGTTCTCGATGGCATCCTGGATATTCATGAAATTACCAGCAGCACTTTCAAGAGATTGCATATTAAATCCCATCTTTTCCGATAGTGCCACCATTCTTGTAAGACCATCAATACCGTTTCTGAAAGTAAGTCTGTTAGCCATTGAAAGGTTTTGACCTACCTTTGCTGCCATGCCAGCAGCATCTAGTCCTTTCTTAGCTGCCGTAGCGTAAGCTTTTGATACCGCCCCTTGTACAGTACTGAGCTGTCCACCCATTGTACGCATTATGGTCTGTGCGAATTCGTTGGCAGTATCTTCACCTACTGTTCTGTTAATAGCAACCTGCATGTCAGCCTGAGCATTGCTGAGCATGAGAACTCTACCAGTTGCACGAGAAAGATTTTTTTCAAGTTTGGCAACTTCTTCAGCAGCAATACCGTATTTTTCACCAAGGTCTTTAGCCCTTGTTGTCAATACTTCTGTATAAGCTTGAGCTTGTTTTGCGGTTAAACCAGCTTGACGTGAAAACGCCATTGCAGAATCATTGAACTGCAATGCCATTTTAAACCCGCCAAATATGAGATTATTGATTAATCTCAATGAGCTGGATATAGTACCGCTAAGCAAACTTGCTATTTGCCCCAAAGTACCTACTAACATTTTACCTATCTTAGGATTCATTTTTATAAAACTTTAATATAAATACAATTGTTTAACATTTTTTAAACATTAAGATTTGGGTATTACAAATATTTTATCTAACTTTGCACTGTAAAACAAAAAACATTGTATTATGAAATTTTATAAAGAAGTCTGGGGTATTATCTGGGAGTTCAATTCCATTGGTGAATATTTGTGTTTTCTTCTTGGAAGACTACTAGGAGTAATTATATTTTTAGGACTTATGTATTGGTTTGTTTATTGCAGATAAATTATGAAGATAAGTTTAAATCAAGTAGCTTGTATGTTTTGCAACTACAATGAAGCATATTTCGATAATTGTCTACCAGAGCCAGAATTTGAATTAATTCATAGTTTTAGGTATTTTGGCTATTTCAGGTCTGATATTGAGGATGGCACAACTGTAAATCCAACTATTCAGATTAGTGACCAATATGACTACACTGAAAAACAATTCTGTAACATCCTTATACATGAAATGATTCACTATTACCTTGCTTATACTGGAATTGACACTGATGGTAGTCATGGAAATGAATTTAATAAGATGGCTAGAAAATTCAATAAAGAATATGGTATGAATATCACAGAAACTATCAACATGAACGAATACAAAAGATTAAAGGGAACTTCAGCAATTAAATATGCCCTGGCAAAACTATTCTGAATCTATCTGATATTTATTGTAAAAAATATACAATGAATATTCGACAGATAATAAGAGAGGCAATAGATAAAACATTAATGAAAAGATACCAAGGGCAATTAGAGGGGTATCTTGGTACTTTTGGGATAGATACAACACCGCTTGGTAACAACCCAAGAGGAGTTCAATCTGTACAAAAATTTAATGACTTTGCATTCGAAGTTGATTTTGCACTAAAGCATAACTTATATAAACCATCAACAGGTACTAGGGTAAACAGTACCCCACAAGCTGCCCCACAGAATAATTTAAGGCAGAGGCAGACTAATACTGACGATGGGGTTGTCACTAAAACAGTAAACACCGTTACTGACTGGGCTGACGATGCATACCAGTACGCAAGGCAAGCTGGGCTTGATGGATTTGACCCTTTGGTTGGTGGAACTATTAGAGCGTTTCAAAATGGATATAATGGAATGCAAGATAAGTGGAATGGTCAAAATAATATACAAGCCCAACAGAGACAACAGCCTCAAAGACAAACACCAAATAGAAGAAGAAAGCCAAGCGGTACTGATTTGACAACTTTGATGGGAGAACCATATAGAAGGGCAATACAAGAAATAAATTATGCCATACAGACAATACCTGGAGTTAGAAGTCTTCGTTATTTAAATGATACAATAGTATTGCTTGGAAATATAAAAAATGCACTAGGACAGCCCTAGTGCATTTTTATTTTATTCAAATATGTCATCACCAGTAACCCCCTGGCTCATATTGGTATACATACTTATATCAGTAGAAGAACTTGAATTGTTCATTGCATTTTCTCTGGCTGTCATATATTCATTATACTTGTGTATATAGTATTTTCTATCACGTATTGGCATCCTATCCAATACATCAAGAGGAATCTTTATGAACATATGGCAAGCGAACAGTTCTTCTTTAAGATTCTGTTCATAGGTCGGGTATATTGAGGAAAACAGAATCGTCCCAGTTAAGAAAGGTTTTGAAAGAGCCACCTCCCAGACTCTCAGGGCGTTGTACTTCAATATCAAAGTTAATTCCAGGTCTGTTCTTCTCTATATACTTTCTAAGGCTAAGAGCGTCCATTGCTGGCATCATATTAACATATTTCTTAATAAACTCCCTGTCTGTATTCCCATTAACTGCCATAATCTGTAGAAGCAAGCTGTTTGTTACAAGTTTGTTGAACTTTGAATCGTTAACTTCCTTCAACTTCTTTGACCATTCTCCCATGATGGAAATGGCATTTCTCATAACCTTCTTATCAGATTCTTTTAACAACTTATCAGTAGATATTGATGCTGCTAGGATTTCCCTCTCAGTATCAAGCATATATGCCCTAGTTCCATTACTTTCGATTTCATTAATCTTTTGTAACTGCTTCTCTTGCTTTCTAGTAAGATATCTGAATTTCAGCTTATCTTTTTTAACTGGTGTTTCGAACTCAAACCATCCATTCTCATCACCAATCAGAGTAAATTCTTTTGGCTTTAATGTCGTTAAGTCAACAACACTCTCAATTTGTTCACCAGTATCTGGGTCTGCAACAATTATTGGAAATTCAGCACCATAGCTAGTAGCCCTCAAGAACAAAGTAATGGCATCTACATCACCACCAATAAGGTCATCTGGATTAATTTCCTTGTTTACAATCTTATTCTTCAACAAGAAATCAATAACAAGTCCATCCTTGTAAAGGTTTGGCGAAGTAATGATGTTCTCGTCATATGCTGTAAGATATGCAACTGGAATTCTATCCATCTTGTTCTTATAACACTGTCCATTACTTGGAAGCTGAATTACATCATATTGAACAGATGGGTCAATGTCATTGAACATTGTCTCTTCTGCTATTACAGTCTCAGTATTTACTAAAGAAGGTGTTTCAACTGTAGTATCAGCAACACTTGGTCCTGACAAATCCTCTTCCTCTGTTTTATAAACACTAGGGCTACTTGGCTCTTCACCAAGCATATCGAAAATAGACATGTCAGTGTCTCCAAACAATGACATGCTACTCTGTTTCTTTTTCTCTTTCTTTGCCCTCTCAAGAGCTGTAGGGTCAATAGAATTAATGTGGTCGATAACTTCTTGCTGAGCACGTTCAATCTGGTCTGTCTTCTTTCCTCTTTCCTTAACCTCTCTCTTCGTCTTCTCAAGCATTTCATTATTAGCAAGCAGAGTCTTAATCTGATTCTGCTGCTCCTCAGTCAGTTCTTTCTTATTTGCCATAACTTATATCTTATCGATTATCTTTATTTTATTCACATACAATATCCAGTTGTCACGCTCTGAATTATCCATTATCTTGCAATCCTCCAATAATGCATAAGTATCTTCTCCAGCACTATTTTTAAAAAGCATTTTCATATTTCTCTTAGGCTCTTTGGAAGCAACCCACACTTCTCCAGCCTTATTTATATAGCTGTTTATCTTTGTGTGCTCTTTGCTCCACATATTCATTTCGGTCTCGAATTCTTCCTCAACTGTGTCAAGATTGAATTCCACCATTTCAATAAACGATTCCTGTCTTGCAAATGATGTTATAAGTCCATCAACAGTTTCATCGTCACCATCCTCGTTATAAAGTGTGGCTTTACAGCTTGAATAAGACACTTTATCGTCGCTCTGAGACATTCTCTGACCAAATTTGTATGTCTGTCCATCCTGACCAGAGAAAAGCCCTGTACGCCCGTTTTTCATGTCAATACCATACTGCTCTACAATATCCTTGTTTTTGTAATATTCATCAGATACGGCACTAGCATACTCACCCTCACCGTAGTAGTTGTCACTTGCGGTAAAAGCATCGTCATTATAGTCATAGTATGGCAAATATAACGTAACTTCCATTGTATTATTAAATATCGGTAATTTTATTTTATCTTGTTTATATGCCTTTTATTCTTTTTCTCAGTGAGAGTTGCCTTTTTATCCTGCATATAAAGTCGTGCCTTGAGTTCCTTCAACACTTCACCAGGTTTCTCGTTTATATCCTTTTCCCATATTCTGAGGATTGGTATCCCATGAGCAAGCGCCCACCTGTTTTTATATTCATCAACTCTTATGTTCTTTTTATGCATTGGCTTTAACTTATCTTCTGACACAACCCTTGGGTCTGCATGATAATAAGAACCATCAACCTCAATTATTATGTTGTGCTCTGGAAGATAAAAATCAAACCAACGACCAATGTCCTTTGCTTCAAATTGATAAATATACTTAACACCAAGTTTTTCCAAAAACTCAGTGGCAAATTTCTCCTCAAGTTTTGAAGTTCCAGGAAGGTGATGCTTTGTTGATACTACCTTCCTGGTCTGGTATGGTTTCCTAACCACTTTATTTTTAACTGCCTGAGTATTTCCTCTTTTTTTAACGACCTGCTTCATAGGAAACTCCGTCATATAATATTCTAAGCGTTATAACAGTAGGCTCACTTTCATCATATCTCAATGCTGTTGTATATATTTCATCAGTGTCCAGCCTGCACCCATTAAACTTCTCCTTGTACATAATTTTTCCTGAAGCGTCAAGGTGTTTGATTTCAAGTGTAAACTTCCTGTTTTCGCTTGTCATTGAAAGATTCTGCATTACAGGTACACCACTGTCTGTAACAAAATCATAAATGTCAACGTAAAGGCATCTATTTCCATTAACCCTTTCATTGAGTACCTTTTTAACCATAGTTTCAGGAATACCAATGACACTCATATCAAGAAGAAATCTGTTACAAAGAACAATATTGTCAACATTTAAACTATTTCCAAGGTCATACATAGTTCCAGAATTTTTCTTTTCCTCAACCTCCTTATCTTTCTTTCTTATATCCTCAAAAAAAGAATGGTCTTGGCATATTCCACCATTACCAAAATATCTTTCTGGCTTCTTATATTCCTGTTTCTTTTTAATATTATCAAAAATATTTATCCCACTATTACGAAATATTTCATTATTTTTTTCATCATTATCTCCTTCTATTTCTTTCCTTATTACCTCAATTTCATTAATCGTAGAATCAATCATTGATTTCAGGTTCGCTATTGACCTGCTGGAACTGTTTTCCCTGTTAAAAAGGTCATGCAAACTGTTTATAAGCATCTTATGCTCATTTATCTTCATCTTCAAACGTCTTTCAGCATCGCTAAGACTACTAGTTCTTTGTTTTCTTTCCATATCCAACTAATTTCATTATACTATCTTTATTTTTTCTGAAAATATATTGTCTATACCTAGACATTTTTTTATTAACAGAATTATCCATACTATTTTTGTGCCTCCTGTAATAGAACACAACATCATCTGTCATATATACCTTTCTACCCCCATCAAGCAATCTTATTAGGAATTCCCAGTCTTCATATGCATCCATTTTTTCATCATATTCTCCTGCCCTGAAATAATCTTCTCTCCTATATATGAATGAAGAATATATATGATTTGAAAGAAGTAAAAGCTTGTAATCGTAATCAGGTAAGTTCCAGTCTTTTTCAGTGCCATCATCCCAGAACATTTTAGCCTTTCCATAATATAAAGTGCAATCTTCGTGTTCTGACAGATATTTAACACCGTTTTCTATGTAAGTTGGAGATATTTTATCATCTGGGTCTAAACACATAATGTACTCAGTATCAACCGCACGTATTCCTATATTTCTAGCGGCACTAAGTCCTTTGTTTCGCTGTTTTATGTAGATAAACCTATCATCTCCTTTAATCAACTTTAATATCACATCTTCTGAATTATCTGTACTACCATCATTAATTATTACGCACTGCCATTTATTGTAGGTTGATTTTTTAAGAGATTCCACAGCCTCGGTTATGTAGTTAGAATAATTATAACATGGAATTATTACAGATATGTCTGGCTTTTTACTTATACCTCTTAAATATCTGTATTTCTCTTCCCTTATTGTCTTTTCGTCTGATGAAATACCACCAAGATAAAATTTTCCGATATTAATATCCACATATTCATATGAACACTTTTTTATAAGAATTTGATTAAAGAAAAATATCCAGTCAGATATTATCTTATAATCCTCTTTATATTTTTCTTTTCTTAAAAGGTCAAGCTTTATAAAAGAAGAAGGATGGGGTATTGTATCAATTGAAAACCAAAATGGCGTTATTTTATCTGGATATTTTTTTATTAATATTTTTCCAGGTCTAATTACAACCTCCAAATTACCATAAACAATATCTTTGCCAAGTTTGTTATAGCACTTTTCAATAACATCATTTGAACACAGCTCATCACCGCTATTAAGGAATAGAACATATTCGCCAACACAAGCATCAATACCAATGTTCATTGCGTTGTATAGCCCCTTATCCTTTCTGCTATGCCAATAGGCAAGTTTGTCAGAATATTCATTAATTATATCAACACTGCCATCATCACTTCCACCATCAATGATTATGTAGTTAATCTTGTCAAAATATGTTTGATTTACTACACTTTCAATTGTCCTTCTAATGTTGTTAGCATTGTTAAGATTTATAGTTACTATATTTATCTTTTTTTCTGTCATATTTAAATGATAAAAAAATAAGTACGAAAACAAATAGTTTCCGCACTTATTATAAAAATTTAGCCACATTAAATACTTTCCTCAAGTAGTTTCTTCGTTCCTCCTGGGTCTCTATTGTAATCAGACTCCCATACTTCTATTAACCTGATATTATGCTCCGAACAATACATTCTGAGCGCTTCATCTTTCTTTACCTTATCAATTTGGTAAGGAGATAATTCCTCCCTTGTGTACTTCTTAGGATTACCGTGCCAATAATCGCCCTGGAATTCAACAATAATGTTTCTCTTTGGGATAAACACATCACAATAATGACGTATCTCTTTTATGTAATGTTGAGTAGTATACTCTATGCCAAGAGGTTCTATACAATCTTTTACAAACTTTTTTTCGGCATTAGATGACAAAGAGAATTCACCAGACATGAGTCTTTCATGCATCTTTTTTCTATTAGCTGCTATTGAGTTTTCGCTCTTTCCATTTTCTCTACATTTTTCAGCATGTTCTGGTGATTTAGGTATACCTTTTAGTGCTTTACTTATCTTATTATTTCTTTCTTTGTTAAGATACTGTTTCATTAACTTCTTTATTTCATCATCAGAATATGTTTTTTCCCAATTTTTACCTTTGTTCCACTGTATTCTTTCTCCGTTAGCATACTGTCTTCTTCTTGTATCAGCAGAGTGATTCTTTGCAGTTTCATTATGTCCCCAGTTATTGTGAACTCTTGATGCGTGTCCAATCACGTAGTCTCCAAAATGAGCGCCCCCTACATATGATATACTGGTATATTCACCACACCCGCACTTACAAGTTGGTCTAATTCCATTGTATTTAACATCTGTTAGTAACTGTTCCTTGGTGATGCTATCACCATGACTTTTATGTTTGAATATGTGTTTACACAATCCATCATAAGTAACAAACCTATTATTGCAATAAGGACATTTGAACTCCCCATCATTCCTATGATGGTTTGTACACTCACCAGTGTATTTAAAGGTAAATCCATTTACCTGCTTTAATATTCCACTACAACATTTAGATATGTTACTCTTAGTAGACCCAACAGCCATAGCTGCTTCTGTAGCTGAATTATACACAGCAATCTGTTCGCCGTCTTTCAGTTGAATAACTTGTTTCTTTAATCCCATAAAAAAAAGATATTTACCTATATTATTCGTGCAAATATATAGATAAATATCTTAAAAAACAAGAAATTGCAACAATTTCTTTAACTTTTTTTCTTAATTATGTAACGAATTACTTTAATAAATCTATATAACTCGTTGAAAATCAGACAATTAATAGCACAATATCGCATAGTCAAAACGGAGCGTAATCTGTATTGTTGCAAGCTCGTCTGAGCTGTAATCAAGTTCACCAAAGTCTGCTGCTGTACACATGGTATTCTTAAGAATCCACTTTGACACAACAACACCTGTTGGGTCAAGCATTTCAAGCTCTACATCACGCTTATAACCTGCTGCGTAACCCTGTCTACCAGATACAGACTCAGAGTGAAGACGAACCCACTCCATAACTGCCTGTGAAGCAGAAGGTCCGATTGGGTCACGAAGAGTAATCTGCATTTCATCCCATGTATAACGACCAACAACATACGTCTCAGTGTTAAGGAACTGGATTGGCTTACCCTCCTGCTTGATAGCTGGACGATGCGCTGTCTGACACCACCACTCCTGGATTCCCAAGTCTGCTGGGAATCTGAGCAACCATCTATTTTTTCTCAGTGGCTCATAATTAAGCGGCATTTTCAAAAGTAAATCACTCATTTTTCAAATATTTTTTAATCTAGATTATTTTAATATAAATACACACTTTTTTAATTTTTAACATAAAAAACTTGTTTTTCTGGAAAAAAATACATATATTTGCGCAATGATAGAAATATTTTTACTTATGATACTTGCACACGTGGTGGATGACTTCGTGTTGCAACTAGCGTGTTTATCCAAGCTTAAACAAAAGTCTTGGTGGGAAACACAGGATGGTTACAAGCCACTATATAATAATGACTATAAGATGGCACTACTTATGCATTCAATGTCATGGTCAATTATGATATTACTCCCAGTAATAATCACAAACGACATACCTGGAATAGTGTTGTTTAGCACTTTCATTGTCAACACACTAATACATTATTATATAGATGACATGAAAGCGAATAAAGGTAAAATAAACCTTATGGTTGACCAATTCGTACACATAATGCAAATAATAACCACATGGATTGCAATATGCCAATGGATATAATGAAAATGGAGATAGAGCCGAATCTATCTCCATTATTTATTAGCCCCTCTGTAAGGCATCCAAAACATCTGGATTAACGTCGCCAGGATAATGTACGTCCTCATCACCTGGAGGAATATCACCAGGACGACTTTTTTCAACACTTAGCCTTGGATAATCATCTTTAACTTCTTTTAATATTCTCTGTACAGACTCTTTCACAATCCTGTGAAGGTCACTCTCTGTTAATCTAATAACATGCTTCATATCTAATTACTTTTTACCTCCAGTATCAGTTAATACCTTATCTGACTCCAAGAATACCTTCTTGAAGAACTCATACAATGAGCTTGTTGGGTGGTCTGAATATTTCTTCAAGCCCTCAATTGCCGTTTCTCTAATCTTACCTATAATTGGCTCATGCTGGATAACCTCCTGAGCATGCATTGCAATTTCTTCCTCAGAATCTCCCTGCCCCATCATAGCCTGTGGATTCTGCTGAACAAGTGCTGGGTCTGGCTGCTCCTGATACATATGACCTTGCATATGGTCTCCTTGCATCATTCCTGGATTACCCATTTCTCCCATTTCAAATATAAATTTCTCTGAGAGTTGATTCTTGAGCTGGTTCAACTCTTCTATCAATTTCTTTGTCTTATTATCCATAATAAACGTTTATTTTCTATATAAATATTAAATAAGGTTAAAAAATAGACATAAACCTTGGTAGTTTCGCTGATTTTGTCTATATTTGCACCAGAATTTTAAAGGTAAAATGATGAAACATAAAGAACTTCTAACAGTTAAGGGAAAGGAACTTGCATTCCTGCTACGCCATGACAAGGAAAGCTATGAGAAAGGACTAATAGACGGCAACGGATGGCGAAACGTATCAGAACTCATTGAGAAGTACGGATATTCCTCTGAACTCCTTGAGGAAATTGTTGAAACAAACAACAAGAAACGATACGAGTTCAACGAAGACCACACGAAGATACGTGCGAGACAGGGTCACTCTATTAACGTCGATGTTGGTCTCTCTGAGGCTGAACCCCCAGCAATTCTCTATCACGGCACTTCGAGTGATGTAATTGAAGCTATATTAAAGGAAGGTATAAAGAAGGGCAGCAGACTCTACGTACACCTCTCCAAGGACACTGAGACAGCAACCAACGTTGGGTCAAGACACGGTACGCCATGTCTCCTCAGCATTGATACCAAGAAGATGTATGAGGACGGTGTGAAGTTCTACCTGTCGAACAACGGTGTATGGCTGACTGAATTCGTAGACCCTAAGTACATAAAAAAAGAGGAAGATTGCTAGTCTTCCTCTTCTTTTTTATAGAGTTATTTAAATATCGTCGAATGAAACCCCCTCTGGTGTGAGGATGAAATCGATTACGATGTATTCAAGAGCATTGTAAGGCTTGAAGTAAATCTTCACTGGAAGTTCTCTTCTCTCACGTGACTCGATTGTATCGTTAATCTCAATCCTATAGTCAGAGATACCTCTGTTGCTTCTGATACTATCCATGATTGGAGTTACAGTTGACAAGAATGACTGTTTTGTAGTTGGGTCATTAGGCTCGAAGATAAGCCCAATGCAAGAGATTGCAACAAGCTTTCTCATTCTAAGAAGCAATCTACGTACTGCGATTCTGTTAAGCTGTGACTCATTAATCTGAAGGTTCTTCTGACCCCAAATCTTAGGTCCATCCTGTGCAAATGTCTTGATTGGGTTGATTCTACCATCATAAAGAACGTCCTCGTCTCCAATCTTGGTGATGAAGTGTGCTCTTACACAGTCAACATTACCTCTCTCGATACCAGCAGGTGCAAACCAAGGATATGCTGTATTGTCAGTCTGTGCGAAGTTACGAACTGCGTCCTTCGTAGCTGGCAAATAGATATACTGGTTATTATCCTGGTCAAGGTATTTAACCCAAGGATAGTAAGTACATGTGTAGTTAGAGTCAATCTCTGTATCCTCAAGGTTCGTTACAGCCTCTTCTGGTGTGTACATTTCATCAACATAGTCACCAGCACCACTTGGCTTGTCAGGAGTTGTTACAACATAGATAGAATCGGCTCTCTCTTCCTCAATCATCTCAATCGCCTCCTCAACAAGGAGCTTCTGGTTAACGTAGTCAATACCTGGAGTTGCGAATACATTGATATCTGATGCCTCTGGGTTAGCAAACTGACGGATACCACTTAAATATGCATACCAGTCAGATGTAATACCATTCTGATTCAACTGAAGCAAGTCTGGATTTTTAATCTTATTGAATGCATATCCTTCACCACTACCCTGATTGACATATCCTCTGTACTGAGACATCTTATATTCGTCGGTGTTGGTTCTTTCATCTCTGTAGTCATCCCATCCATCAAATCCACCATAGAAATATACAGTGAACTTACGAAGGTTAACATACTCGTAAATTGAGCCATACATTTCTTCTTCAGTTCCGATTACAGGTGGCTCAGAAAGTGTTGAAGTTCTAGAATCAGTTGATACACACTCGAAATTATAACCCTTATCACCATCAACTGTAAGACCACTATACGCAGTGCCACCACCCTTATTATAGTCAATTCTTGAATCAAGGTGGAAACCGCTAGTCAAGAATGCAGGGTTGTCAATATATGCCTTGTTACCCTTGAATGTGAAATTATCTATATCAACACCAACCCAAGAAGAAAGACCGAAGTACTGTTTTCTATTCTTGATATCTGGGTCAAAGTATCTATTGTAAGCCAAGGTTGGGAACTTTATACCAGTCTTAGCATCACCAGTTATAGGAGTACCACTGTACTGAGGTATTGGATATCCCAAGAAACCTGCTGGAACTGACGTTCTAGCTGCTGTAGAATCATTTACCTCAACTGTAATATACTTAGACTTAGCCTCATACACACCATCAAATGAACCAATCTTGAATGCAATATATCCACTATCACCAGGTATCATTGTACAATGTGTGAATCTTTCAAGTATTACAGGACTCTCATCACTGTCAAATACGTTACGTACAACCACATCGAATGTACCAGCATCAGGTCTTACATTTTCAATAGAGACCTTAATTTCGTAGTTGGAATTGCTACCATCTGAAATAGTATGGAATCTAAACAATCTGTTAACCTCTACTTGCTCGTAGTCACCCTTCAAGTTAGATACTATCCAAGGAGTTGAAGCATATCTGTAAGCTGACTTATAATCGTTAAGGTCAAGTGTAACAGGAGTTATATTTTGTGTTACATCTGTATCTTCTTCTTTAATTGTCCTCATTTTATAATAAAGTCCATCAGCGTTGTTGAGAACAAGTGTTGCCCACTTAGCATTAACACCGATGTTAGGATATTCTCTTTCAATTCCTCCATTCATACCACCATGTCCACCAGTAAGAAGGTTTCCATACATATTTGTTGGGTCAAGCTGCTTTCCTTTTCCTTCATCAGCATCATTATATGTCTTACAAACATTATTAACTGAGCCTGGTGAATAGAATCCATAATAGTAATGCCTCTTACCGTCCTGAGTTGTGTATTGCCTTACAGTGTAAATTTGTCCAGCAGCCATCTTAAAAATTGCTGGTATGGCGTTTGCTACTTTCTTGTCATCTTTACTAAGACCACTGAAAGAATTAAGCATAGTAGTAGATATTGCAGCTTTTGTAAAAGCAGTATTTTCCACAACGTTTCCACTATCATTAATCATACCAAGCATGTAAGGTTGACCAGTTGAATAGTCGTAAGCAACAGAAGTGAATGCACTATCAGTTGTAGTTGCACTGTCAGCAAGGAATCTCATACCTACATGCTTTCTCTTAAGAGCAGCCTGTGGAATTGTCATGATAGCACTAACTGGTTCATGGTGGCAATAGTCTGCTGTATAATAAACCTGGTAACCAGTAAGTTCATCATCAATCTTGGTAAGAGTTCCATCTACAATACCCTGGTCGAGTGCTACATCGTAGAGTGACTCAACGAATACATATGCGTCACCATCGTATGGCTTTGTACCAAGTACATTGAGAATGTATTCCTTATCACTTGGGTTAAGTGATACTGCGTACTCGAAATAACCAGCAACAGCCGCCTTAGCATCCTCATATGCCTTTTTAGCTACTGCAATCTGTTCTTCTGTACTTGCTGTATTACTCAATACTGACTTATAGTTATCCCTTGCTTCTCTAACAGGTTCTAACTCAGATTCTTCATGAGAGTCTTTCCATCCAACAATCTTAAATCTTCCATGATTGTATTGTGAGATATCCATATTTCCAATACCGCCATCAAGTTTATACCCCTGGCATTCATCACCGTTTGAATTGATTGGAATGTATGGTTCAATCATCAATGCGTCAAGATTATACCCTAATTTTGAGCAATCACTAGTACCACCAGATGCACTAGCTTCACCAACATAGAATTTTAAAGTATCGTACTTTGAAGACTCACAAGTACATGCGGTGGTAGCGCCAGTCTCAAAAGACTTATAGCTGCCACGTGAACGAAGTAGAGCAACAGCCTGTCCATTTGCTGTAACAAGCCAAGCAGGACCTGCATTATAACCACTCAAACCAAGAACACGAACAACCTTAAGTTGCTCTGACTCGCTCAAGTAAGACTTAGCGATATAAGGCAACTCGTATTTAGGGTACTGGCTTCCCTTGTATTTCTCCGTACTTGTTCCACCGAATATATCCTGGAACTCACGCCAATTGGCGATATCCATTACCTGGAAAGCAGGACCTTTCTGGGTCTCACCAACAAGACCAAGTGTTGTAATACCAAGGCTACGAACTGCGTAGTTAAGGTCTATTTCCCTTGAATAGATACCAGGTGAAACATGTATTCCTCTTGCATTATCTGCCATAATTCTTAAAATATTTAATTTTTATTAGTTATTTTCGTTATATATAAATATTTAATGGTTTCCAAAGATTACTTCCAAAACTTAATTTCTGATACAATATTTACAAATTCTTCGTCCCCATGTATCATATAAACATAGTCTATAAACTTTTTAATATCAGTACAGTCAAACTCAATTTCATTCTTCATAATTTCATTATGATATTCCTTAAGTTTTTCTATGTCACCATATTTCTTATGAAATTCATCCTGTAACAAAAACGCATAAGAAGTAATTCTTCCAACCTCTTTTAGATAGTTATAAAGCTTCAGAGCGTTCCCAAAGTCAAGATTAAATTTAAATCTAGCATCTATTTCAAGAAGTATTCTCTCAAGCGTCATTAAATCTTTGAGTTTAATCATAACAATTTGTTTTTATTATTAATAAATATCGCCAAATTTTTGAAAAGACATAAAAAAAAAAGGGAACGATATACTTGTTGACACAAAATAACGTTCTTACATAAGTATACAATAAATGAGGAATTATTTCAATACAGTTCATCATTTTTTTATTTAACATCAATATTTATTTAAAGAAATAACTTAATAAATAACAAACAAAACATATATGAAATACTTAAAAAAATTCAGTACTCACTCTGAGTATGAGACATACATTAACGGTAGTGGAGCAATTCTACCAAATGTATCAATCTGTACAACTGAAGGTGATGTGCATTATAATCCAACCGTTGCTGTAACAGGTGTATCACTTAATAAAAGTGAGTTAAGCCTTAATAAAGGTGATTCTGAAATCTTGATAGCCACTGTATTACCAAGTAATGCAAGTAATAAATCAGTAACTTGGTCATCAAGTGATGATAGTGTATTCACTGTTAGTAATAATGGTCTTGTAACTGCTGTAGGCGATAGTGGAAATGCTAATGTAATAGCAACAACAGTTGATGGCGGATTCACAGCACAATGTGTTGCAAACATCACACATGACTATTCACAAGACTACTTCACAATGGTGGTAACAAGTGGTGGTGATATTAAATTCAGTGGCTCAACAACAGCAAATACGCTGTCTTATTCAAAGGATAACGGTGCTAATTGGTCATCTGTAACAATTGCAGATACAATATCTGTTGTTGAAGGTGATAAGGTTCTATGGAAAGGAACGCCAACACCACAACCATCTAAAGGTATTGGTAAGTTCATTGGTGGTACTGATGTTAGATATTCAGTAGAAGGTAATGCAATGTCATTACTGTTTGGTGATGACTTTAAAGACCAAATAAGTCTTAGTGGTAAGAATTATGCATTATATGGTTTATTCAGGGGCAACACCAATGTAACAAGTGCTGAAAACTTATCATTACTTGCAACAACGTCGACAACTTCCTGTTATAGCTATATGTTCAGAAGTTGTACAAGTCTAACGACAGCACCTGAGTTACCTGCAACAATGTTAGCAAATGAGTGTTATAACGGTATGTTCTATGATTGTACAAATCTAACGACAGCACCTTCTGTGTTACCTGCTACAACGTTGGCAAATAACTGTTATACCCAAATGTTTTGTGGTTGTACAAGTCTAAGGACAGCCCCTGAGTTACCAGCAACAACATTGGCAAATAACTGTTATAGCTTTATGTTCAATGGTTGTACAAGTCTAACGACAGCACCTGAGTTGCCTGCAACAATGTTAGCAAATGAGTGTTATCAAAATATGTTCCAAGATTGTACAAGTCTAACGACAGCACCTGAGTTACCCGCAACAACGTTGGTAATTAGCTGTTATAGCTTTATGTTCAGTGGTTGTACAAGTCTAAGTTCAATTAAGTGTCTTGCAACAAGCATTAGTGCACGTAACTGTACATATGATTGGGTAAATGGTGTTGCAGCAAGTGGTACATTTACTAAGGCAGCAAGTATGAGAAGTTGGACAAAAGGTATTAGTGGTATTCCAACCAATTGGACTGTGAAAAATGCATAGTAAAATATTATATAAGAGGGATAGTTCAAGTGGACTATCCTTTTATTATGCCACTTTGTTATGTGCATACCAATGATAGTATACATCACGCTTGAACATCATATATTCAATATCCACAACAGTAGATAGTGACAATGCATCATAAGTTGCTGAAAGTTTTGTCCTTTCAGCAACTTTGTATATTTATTCAAAAGGAACGACTTGTGTCAACAAGTATATCGTTCCCAAAAAAAAAGAGCAACCATTACAGTTGCTCCTCATCTTCATTAGGGTTAATCAATATATGTTCTTCCTCTATTTGTTCATCAAGCGACGATTCTGGTATATTTTCAAGGTCTATAACTGTTTCTGGGTCATAACCTATTAGAACCACACCAGACTCCGAATGAAGGTCATCCCTTGTTATTTTAACGGTTATTTCATCGTCTTTCAAAAATTTTATTTCATTATCAAGACTCATTACCTCCCCATTAACTATAAGGCTAAAATCGTGAACATTATCAGTCTCTACTGAATCAAGAACCATATCCTTGTCAATTGTAAATGAAAGCTCAAGTGTACAATCATCAAATCTCATAAATACTTTCATTACTTTATACTTATATCTGTTCTCTGGGGGAACACAGCAATCATCGTTTGATTCCACTAGTTCAGCAATTTCTGGTGGAGGTGGTACTTTTTCACCAATTACTGGTACTTCACATAACTCTGTTTTGTCTACCATAGTACTAAGGTAATGCCCCTTATGCTTTTCTGGTTCAAACATTACATCTTCTTTTGAAACCCACCAGTCTGGTTTACCTGGGTGCATACCACCTTCAGGGGCTGTTATAAACTGAACCCTTTCGTCTGGTCTCCTATTCTTTCCTCTCCTATTTATTATACCAGTTGCATCAGAATCGTGAGAAGACATAATTAGTCTTGAAGGTATTCTCTCAACCTTGTAATCTTCTCTCCTTATTATATATCCCTTCAGCTTAATCTTAAATGTCTGAGAGTAATACTTACGGTCATCAATGGTATATTCTGACTGGTCTGATATATCCTCAAGAGTCAATGGCATAGGGTGGTCATTAGGCGAAACATACACATTAATTGCGCTGAATTCATAGTGCATAAGTTCATTCATTTCATTAAGCAACTCCATCTTATTAGTGATAATAGACACAGAATACATGAAATTAACTGAGAATGGTTGTTTCATTGTGTACTTATCATATGCCTCTGTTCCATTCTCTTGTAGTACAGGAACATAAAACATTGCAAAATCCTTATGACCTGGTATGTTGAAATAACTAGACTGGTTTTCTCCCTTCTGTGGATTATTCTCACGAGTAATGGTCTTGAAATTCATTATCATGTTACCATAATCATCAGTCTGACTCCAGGTTTGTGTATATTCGCTAAGTCTTTGCGTTGAATACAGCTTATATGTTGGAAGTCTAACACCGTCATACTCAAGGTTGAATTTCTTGTCAACCCAATTGTACATTTCCTGGTCTATGTCAGAGTACTCAATAGGTTTTGGAAATGGCGTTCCATTCTCCAATATGAGCTTTGACATGTTCCTCCTTCTTTCAACACCATATGCGTGGTGTCTTAGTCTGAGTTTATCCCTATATGGTTTTGGCTGTATTAACATATTTTATTATATTTTTTTATCTTCTATAAATATTTATATTATATAAAAATAGATATATTATGAGGCAGATTATAAGACTTACAGAAAGTGACCTTCACAAGATTGTCAAGGAATCGGTAAACAAAATACTTAAAGAAGCAAATTGGTCAAATGCATACGACGATGATTTCATGGGCCCTAACGCAAGACTAGAAGATTTATATCCAGACGAATATCCAGAAGAGGATGAAGAAGACCCATTAACAATTGCGCATAACTGGAAAGAAGACCATCGTGGAGAAATATAAAAAGGACTCAGCGTGAGTCCTTTTTTTATGCGTTTTCCTTTTTCAGTATTTTTATATCTTTAGCATTGAAAATAACGTAATTTTTAAATGTTTCCCCTGTATTAGTATTCTCACATTTAAGAAATAGCCCAGTGTACCCTATTCTGTATAAGAACTCGCTGGTATCTTTTTCATTTCCTAAAAAAGACTTCAAAGTGCCATAAACACATCCACCATCATAACAATCGCCAATATATTTACACTCATATTCCCAGAAATCATTCTCGTGCCCTTTATATGCTTCTCTACCATACTCGTTTTCTGTCATGTAGTACTTGAAAAACTTCTTTGCTATTGTCATTGCCTCAGATTTTCTAATTTTATCGTAGTTAAGGTATTTTCCGTCAGGAACTTCTACCGTATATATGTTTTTACCTTGACAATATGCTCTTGCTGTTTCAACACTTGTGGTAAGATAAACCCCATATCCATGACTTTGCTGACCAAATCCAGTTGATAAATATGCCAAATCAAACTCATTAAAATTGTGTGGCGAACCATGAAATAGTTCAAGTTCATCAATTGCTTCACGTATAATTTTACTGAATTTACTTTCTGGAACATAAAACCTTGGATTCCTATCTGGCTCTATAAACTTATCCGCATTATAATCTGGATTTGAAAGATAACACCTCTTAAAAGTATCAGGGTCTTGGGCTATTGCCGTCTTAATGTTCTCAGTATATCCCCTTAACCCACCAGCACGTTTAAAACCAAAACCCTTAGCCTTTGCAAATCTGTGTATTACAACAGGTGGTGGTGGCTTAGGTAAATTATATGCTTTTGCTATGTCTCTTGCAATTGTTTTTACATCTAAAATCCTCATTTACTTCTATTTCTCCATAAATATATCCAAATTAACGTTATTTAACAGTATTTTCTTTATCAGGTGAATTTTTTTCCATAATTTTGCAAAGTAAACATAAACATATAATAAAATGGCAGATAGTAATAAATGTTATTGGAAATGTGAATTTGAAGCCAACGACGGTAGTACTGTGTGTAAAACTATTTTTGCAAAATCCACTAGAGGAGCTTTTAAGCATTCATTCGAAATGGGTGTTAGAATAGGCATGACACCAAAGTACGAAACACTTAGAAACGCAACTGCACAGGATGTGAAAGAGTTTAAAAAAATGATAAAAGAAAGAACTAGTGCGCACTAAACTTTTTATGTTAATGATATGTGGTTGTTAGCCCTTTTACCATTTCTTAATCTTTCCATACCACGTTCACGTCTATTTTGTATTCCTTTTTCATCATAAGGAACTTCTACATTTTTTAATGGGTAGTTATTGATATTCCCTCTAGCCCTTTCAATGGCATTTTTAGATGTAGGAAAAACATCATAGCTCAAATCTTCATCATCGACAGGGTTTCTTCTACCCCTACCTTTAACATCTTGACCAACAAAATCAGTTAAGCTTTTATTCCTCATTCCACCCATAAATGGCTTAATCTCACTAGTGCCAAACTCTTGTGGCACAACGAACGTTCCATTTATTTTTTCAAGTTTAACAACATTTGAGGTATTTTCTTCTGTATTTGGTCTTCTATCAATTCTATTCCCAGAATTGTCAGTGTGGAAAGAACTATTGAATATCATCCAGGCTTCATCAATATCTGAACTATGATTTCTCAATATTTCAGGAACTGTAGTGTTCTTTTTATCACCAGAATTTTTATATAAACCGTTATGAGCGTTGTGGAAAGCATCGTCAGGAACAAACCTGCTCCTGCTCATCATACTTGCATATGCCACCTTTCTATTAGCCACAACCCACACAAGGCTTACTTTATAGCCACCAACCTTTTTCAGAAAACTAAATATCTTATTTATTGTTGACAAATTTCTGCCTGCGGTGTCAAAAATAAGGTTTGGTAATCTATCTTTATTATTGTTTGACTTGAGAAAATTATTCAATTGCCTATCATAAAATCCAAGTTCCCCAGCAGTCCTATTTATTTGTGCAGCCTGCCTACTGTTTCTTAAATCCCAAACCACATCTTTGTTAGATGATTTTTTTTCACCATTTACATATGGGTCTTTAACTGAAAACGTTTTTTTGCCATTAAAACCTGGCATATTTTCCATATTTACTATATCAGCATAGGCCTCCTTAAAATAATCTGTAGAAATAATTTTTCCATGTATTGGTAAGTTTCTTCTCAAAGAAGTTGTTTTTCCAACACCAGGTCCGCCACACATAATTACAGCCCACCCATATGTAGGTGACGCTACACCCCCAAATGTGACGGTTTTATCTTCATTCAATAAAGAATTAATAGACTCCCTGATTATTTTTCTTATCGTATTATCATCCATTATGAATAAATATCTTGTGGAAAGCATAAAAAATGGTTTTTTTTCTTGTTTTTCTCAAAAAAAATATGTAACTTTGCAAAAAAAATATAAAATGGGAAAACTACTAACAAAAGAAAAATTCATTGAGACATATCTAGATGATATGACAGTGGCTGAAATTATCGAAAACCTTGGTCAAGATGTGGATGATGACGAAGATTACGATAAATTAGTATCAATGATAAATGATGCATACTCAGAAGCAATTGATAGATTTGCTGGAGATGATGGATTTATACATAACGTTAATTTCAGAACGCTTAACGAAGATTTAATGTATAAACTAAATAAAAAAATAGGCAGTTGAGGTACTGCCTATATTTTTATCCCATTAACCAAACAAGTTATCTGACTGTCATTTATAAATGTCTTTCTAGGTCTTCCAGGACCTCTCTTATCCAAAAATCCACACTCAAGTTCCTTTTCTTTTAAGGCATTTATGAGGTAGTAAAGAGTAGCGCCAGAATCCATATCTTCATCAACTATCAAAAAGCGTTTATTAGCTAGACTAGCCCTTAGTTTATCAACGACACCATTTTTGTTATGTGCCATTTCTGGGTCAGCTACTACATAGAAGTCTTTCAAATAAGGTCTTACCTTTTTATCTATGTCAACAGCCTTAAGTTTTTTACCGTTTGATATCTTCATACCACTACTAAGCAAAATTTCTTCGTAATGTGTTATTATACTATCAATGTTTGCCAAAAGCATTTGATATTTTTTGCTCAATCTTGTTCTAATTATTTCGGTAATTACTTTAGTTATGTGTTGTACGTCATATTTAGTACTTCTACTCAAACCATTGGTATATTCTGAGAAGTGATTAACTAGGTATTTATAAAGGTTTGTAACGTCAGGGCTTTCTTTTTTAAGATTAACCAATCCATAAAATGACAACTCCCTCAGCATATCTACAATTAGTGGCTTACTAACCTTTTCTCTACTAGATTTAGTGAGAGATATGTAATTAAAATAAGAATAATTTTCTTCAACAAATATTTCTACACACTCATTAAGGTATGAGCCTATCTCTTTGATGGCAGCATCCTTTATAGCTTCCTTTGCTCTACCAATCATCGCATTACTAAAACCGTTTTTTCTCATTTTTTCTTCATCTACGCTAACATTTAGCATATTTCTTTTGAAAAAACCTTGTCTATACTCTATTCCTGTTTTATTTGCCAAATTAATACAATAATAATGGTTGAAATTACTTGATGAAGGTGCATCGATTATATAATCAGCATCTATACCCTCCTTTTTGAGAGCATATGCTGCGCCCATTATAGATTTATCCATAAACTGGGCAACAGATGTGTAATTTTCATCATTATACCCATACTGCTGCTTATAATGCCCATTATTCTTATACGCATCAAATGGATTTGTGTGAATGCCACTAAGTGAAAAATTGCTAGCAACATCTGGTTCTATTCCATTATCATAGGTAATGCTAGTTTTTTCTTTCTGATTAGCACCTTTCCCAAGTTTATCTATGTTTAAAGCCTTTTCTCCAGTAAATTCTTCAACCCAATCGTTAGTACGCATGTTTCCATTCTTGATAGCATCACTGAAATTGAAGTCATACAATCTAAACAAAGCAATTAACTTCACATTTGTGTTAGGAACTTTACCAAGAGTATATCTAGGAAGCATTGCGTCATCAGAAACTCTAGCAGGTCTTCCTGGTTTGCCAGTTCTAACTTTAGAGTTTATTCTATCATAAGTACCCTGTAAAATGTTCAGCTTATTCATTGCTTTTTGTAAACTAGCAGAAAGTTTTCTTACCTTCATTTCTTTTGGTAATTCTGAAAATACTATTCTTTTTGCACCAGCTAAAACTGTGCCCAGCACTGGTTGTATTGATGTTAAAAGCTGCTCAGCATTGGTGTACCATCCATGCTGAACTATTCTTATTGCAGTTTGATATAATTTAACTTGAGAATACGTTTTTGTATATTCGTCTTCAAAATTCTGATAAGCATTCTTTGTTCCTGGCTTATAACTTCCATCACCAAACGCAATATCTCCCCTTTTGCCAAAAAATCTTGTGTCAGCAAAAAACCTATTTCCGTTATCTGACGCATCATTATTAACAGAAAACATTATAGAACCTCCATTACTCCTAGCGATATTTACCCCTTCGTAAATAATGTCTAGTTTATTTTCATTAACATATATTTTCTTAGGCTTTCCCTCGTTTATATCCAAAATCATATTCACACATTATTTATCCATAAATACATTTTCTTTTGTTAAAATTTGGATTTTTGAATTATTTAACATATCTTTGCACTAAGAAGCGATGACTGTTTTGGTACAGCCTACAACTTCAACACTAACTTAACAATTTTTTTTATGGGTAAAATCATTTCTACAGAGGTCGTTAATACTTTCCTGTCTGGACATGACCCTATGGAACACATTATTACTATAGAATGTGACTACCAGGAAGACAAGGTGAGTATTATTTATGTTAACGACAAAGGACAAAAAAGGGTCAAATTAGACGATTTCAAGCCATTTATTTGGTGTAAGAACAGCGCAGCCATCAGACTGTACGACGGTGACAGGCAGAAACTCATTAAGGCAATGAGAACCTACGGAATCAACTGCAAGAAGCTGAAAACCACTGAGGAAGGACAGAAAGAGGTAAGCGAAAGACTTGAAAATGGCTATAAGTACATGTTCTACGCCACCAGAAGAATGAGTTATCAGACTTTCCTCAAATTCTTCAAAGAGGCTGGAGTTCCAGTCCATGATAACAAAAAAAACTCACAAGGGGAATCCAACAGAGAATTTATGGGTGTAACGCCAGTTGAACAATATATGATTCAAACTGGTAAGAGATTGTTCAAGGGTTATGACAACTATAACGACTTGAACAGATTCACGTTTGACCTTGAAACTGAGGGTCTTAACCCAAGAGTACACAGAATCAGCCAGATTGGTCTCAGAAACAACAGAGGTGTTAAAAAGATTATTTCAATCACTGGAAGTACAAAGGAAGAACTTGATAAAAATGAAATTAGTGCAATTGAGTTATTTCTTTATATTCTTTCTATTGTTAAACCTGATACAGTTGTAGGTCATAACTCAGAGAACTTTGACTGGGATTTCTTTATTGTAAGGTGTGAGGAACTTGGTCTTTCTTTCAAAGACCTTAGTCTAAAATACTTCAAGCACCCTATCTTCAAGAAGCAGAAAGAGGCGGTTTTAAAGCTCGGTGGTGAGGTTGAATACTATAAACCTACAGTTATGTGGGGACACATTATTCTCGACTCCCTACACGCTGCTAGAAGGGCGCAGGCACTTGATTCAAACATGAAGAAATCTGGTTTGAAGTATGTAACACAATATCTCGAACTAAAAAAGCCTAACCGTGTCTATGTACCTGGTGATAAAATCAATAAAACATGGGCTATCACAGACGAAATATTCGGTTTCTGTGAAGAAGATGGTGACTGGTACACTGTCACTGAGAAACGTCCATTGTTACCTGGTTACGAACTAAAATCTGGTAGATATATTGTGGAAAGATATCTACTAGATGACTTGTGGGAAACTGAAAAGGTAGAGGAAAAGTTAAATGAGTCTAACTTCCTTGTAGGTAAAATGCTACCTACAACCTTTACAAGGGCTTGTACTATGGGTACAGCAGGTATATGGAAGCTCATAATGCTTGCATGGGGTTATGAGAATGGTCTTGCAATACCAGCAGCAGCTCCTAGTAAGAGGTTTACTGGTGGTCTTTCCAGACTGTTGAAGACTGGATTCGTTGACCGTATTGTTAAGCTTGACTACAATTCGCTTTATCCATCAATTATCCTTACATGGCATGTATCAACACCTATTGATATAATGAACGTCATGCTTTCATTCCTAGAATATATTCTCACACAGCGTGAGAAATATAAGGATTTGAAGGGGGCTGCTGGTGCAAAGGCTGATGAATTGAAGAAACAGCTAGAGGAATACGAGGGGATGGATGATACTTTCAAGAAGAAACTTGCAGAAGAAATTCAGAAATGGAAGATTGAAAAGACTGGTAATGATAAAAAACAGTTACCATTGAAGATTCTTGCAAACTCATTCTTTGGTAGTTATGGTGCTCCTAACATATTCCCATATGGTGATGTTATTGCTGCTGAGAAGACAACCTGTATTGGTCGTATGTCATTGAGACTTATGATTTACCACTTCACACAGATTGGTTATACTCCTATCGTTGGTGATAGTGTTACATATGACACACCTATCTTGATTAGAAGAGAAGATAAAAGAATAAATATTGTGCCAATTTGCGACATATTCAATAATAACGAAGCAATTGAGTTTGGTGAAGAGCAATACAGGGATTTCTCACATAAAAATTATGAGGTTCTTACTAGAAACGGTTGGAAACCAATCGAATATGTGTACAAACATAAAACCACTAAGCAACTAAAAAGAGTTGAAACTAAAAATGGGGTAATAGATTGTACGGAAGACCATTCGTTGTTCGATAATAGTGGTAATGAAGTAAAACCATCTACGCTTGTTCGTGGTGACAAAATCGAAATATACAATAATGACATTGATTATTTTGCTAGTTCAACCGTAACAGATAGGGAAGCCTGGTTATTTGGGTTCTTTATGGCAGATGGCAGTTCTGTTTATTGCGACAGAACACAGAGATATTTCTCCAAACGTAAGGGTGAATATGTCATACATATGGGCAAAAGAGCTAACTGGAAGATTTCCAATAAATCTCTTGACAGACTCAATAAGGCAAAAGAAATAATGGAAAATAGTTTCTGTTTAAAAGCATCCATAAAAGACCATAGAACATCATCAAACGTATATAACCTTGTTGTGGAAAATGCTGAAAACGCTAAGTTTTTCTCTAATAATTTCTATACATCATACAGATATAAAAAAGTACCAGAATTCATATTAAACGCTTCTAAGGAGGTTAAGAAGGCATTTCTCGATGGTTTCTGCTGTGGTGATGGTCAAAATGACACTATAGATGAATGTATTGAATTTGGGCAAAAGTCAAAGGTTGCAATGGCTGGATTGTATTTCATTATGAAAGAATTAGGGTATAACTTCCGTTGTCACAATAGAAACGATAAACCAGAGTTTATAAGTTTCAGACTTAGGAATCATCACGGAAATCTTCTCAACGAGAATTATTCTGAGAGAAAAGAAGATGAAGTGTGGAATTGTTCTAACATTACAAGTAAATCAGAATATGTATATGATATTTCTTCTGATGGAACGTTTGTTAATGCGCTTGGTATGGTTGTTTGCCACAATACTGATGGTTTCAACTTCCAAATGCCTCCTGAGGATAAATTCAGATATACAGACGAGCATCCTTATATAGGTAAAGGTCTTGGGCGTAACGTTAAGGCTGGTAAATCTTATACAAAGGTAGAGGCTGACGTTGCTGAGTTCGAGGATTTGTACATGGCACAGGCTTATAATGGTGGTATCAATAAGATGGGTCTTGGTATTGATGAATACTGTGACGCTACCATCAACTTCGCAAGAAAGAACTATGCCGACCTTATGCCTAACGGTAAGACAAAGAAGGTAGGTAACACAATTAAATCAAGAAAAATGTCTGGATACCTAGAGAAATTCATTGATGAAGGTGTTGACCTATTACTTCATAATAACGGTTACAAGTTCCTTAACAATTACTATGATTATATAGAGAAAATTTATAACTATCAAATTCCTATTAAGGATATTGCCTCAAAGGGTAACATCAAAAAATCATTAAAGGAATATATTGCTGATTGTCAAACTCTTACAAAGGCAGGTAGCAAGAAATCAAGACAGGCTTGGTATGAACTTGCAATCAAGGAAGGTCTTACACCAAATGTCAGTGATACAATCTATTATATCAATACAGGTACTAAGAAAGGACACTCAGATGTTAAACGTGTAACTCATTTCTATTACTATAATGATAGTGGAGAAAAGGTAGAGGTTTCAAAGGAAGTAGAAAAATTCTATAAGAACATGACAGATGAGGAAAAATCACAAAAGCTTACAAGACTTGACCTTGCTAAAAAGAATTATGGCGAAAAGGCATTTGATGAAGATGAAATCATTCTCAATTGTAAGTTAGTTCCTAACGAAATAGTTGACAGTGAAGAAGATGCACTTTGCAGTGATTACGAAGGGCTTGAATATAATGTTGATAAGTATATTGACCAATTCAACAAAAGAATCACTCCATTGCTTGTGTGCTTTCATCCTGATATAAGAAATAAAATTCTTGTCACAGACCCTAAGGATAAAATGTTCTTCACAGAGGCTCAATCTAAGCTCGTCAGTGGCTTCCCTAACAAGGAGGGTGACCAAGATACCTTCGAGGCACTTATGACACCTGAGAGAAAAGAAATCGAGTTCTGGACTTCTATCAATGAAGTTCCACCATTTGTGAAAGAATGTAATATAGATTGGGATAAATTAGTTGCAGATTATAAGGCAGAAATTGAGAAAGAAAAAGATGAAATATTCCAAATAGAGAATAAAAAATATATAGATGCACTTAATAATCTGACTGATGCTGATATTGAGGCTTTTGAAGAAGAGGGTAAACTTCCAGCATCGTTTACGTCTATAGTAACACTTGGTTCTGATATGAGACTTTATTTTAAGAAAATACCTGATAAAACGCCATCAACTGGTGGATTTGTCTTTGACGATATCATGTACAGTTTCATTGAAACAAATGAAGGATAAAAAAAGGGGGCTAGATTGTTTCTAGCCTCCTTTTTATTTAAATTAGTTATCTTACGTTATTATTATAATTATAACTTCTTGCACTACTTGACTCATCTGTTGAATAATTGGTATTATATCCAGCAGCTTGTGCTCTTAGTTTAGCTTCCTGGTCTGCTGGTGTTCCTTCGTCGTAATACAAGCCACAATCCCAAACATTACTTAAATATATACCGTTCTGTTTGGTGTCAACTGAAGGTGTAACACCGCTTGGTCCTTCCTCTAGGCAAACTATTCTAAGTGCATTTGTATCTGTGAATTCTGTATTAGTTGGGTCGATGTAGTCACCAGACATATCAACTGTATACAAATCTTCATCAGTCATTGTTGCAAACTTACCATGAGAAAGTCTTGTATCAACCTGAAGTTTTCTATTAGCACCATCCTCAACCCATGTAGATTCATTGGTACATGTTATACCGCTTACCCACATTGTCAACAATTCACAAATCTGGTCGTTAAGCAATTGGTCAGCCTCCATGAATGATGTAGCACCACTGATTATACATGCTCCCTGATATGGCTGATATGTAGCACCACTTCCACATTGTGGCATTGGAGAAGCATTTGTATAGAGCATTGCATATAATGCATCAGTTTTAGAATCTATGCAGTCAATTTCTTCTTCTATGTCATCAGATTTGTCCTCAACTCTCTTAAGATTTAAATCAAGGATATAATCTGCACTAGCAAATGAAGTTGCACTATTAATATAAGCTCCAAACTGATTTGGCTCATATGTATAGCCACTACCGCAATCCTCTGCTATTATATGCCCAATAACAGCCATTTCTACTGCTCTAAGCTCATTCTTAGTACATTCTGCTGTTTCTACTGCCCCACTAATTGAAGAACCATCAACATAAAGTCCGTTGTTCCTTATTTCAATGGCGTTATCACTTCCTTGGTCTGGCTTACCGTCACCGTCGTGGTCATCAGTAATCAACACTTTAGCAGATAATTGGTCTTCGCCAAGAGGTCCTGTACTGTCAGTAAGTGTAAGCTCAATTGCACTATTCACACTTGGATTGTTTGGTAGCCAAGGATTAAACAAATCTTCAACACTAACTCTTGTTTCCCTTGGTGTCTGAGGGTCATCTGTTGAGTGCCATCTGATTACAAGTTCCTTAGTGTCAGAATCATATGTAATAGCGTCAATCAGAGAGCCAGCATTAAGTGTGATTGTATCATATGATTTTCCACTTACACTACTACCATCAGTCTTCTCAAGAATCAATTGGTTAGTTGCTGCATTATAATCAAGCCTTACATATGCTTTAACGCCTTCATCAACAATAATAATGTTATTGTTTTTTGGAACGATTACATCAGTTGTAACAACATTACCAGTAGTTTTATTCATCTTGGTTGTTACCGTATTGTCGAAAGTAAGAGCTGCATCACGTATTGCTTGTGCCAACTCAGCATCACCTTGTTCTCTGTCTTCTATCTCTTGCTGAAGTGCTGCAATGATTTGCTCGTCCTTTGCTGCCAACTCTGCTTCCTTACCAGTTGCTCTTTCTATTTCACTAGTAATTGTAATATTTAAACCAGATTCAGCATTTATAGCACGGCTAATCTCTCTATCAATTGTTCCTTGAAGAATTGTATCACCACTAATTCTTCTTTCTGCTTCATCTTCAATTGAATGAGAAAGATTATTCTCTACTGTTCTAACATAAGTTGCCTCATTGTTAATAGCTGTTCTTATATCAGTTTCAGCGCTAGTTGCCCTTGTTAGCTCAGCAGCAATAGCATCTAACAACTCCTGGTCTTTATCAGTTGAGCGAGTAATCTCATTATTAAGTTTAGTCTCAATTCTCTGTTCCTCTCCTGTTGCACGACTAACCTCACTCTGTATATTACTCTGTGCTGTAGTAAGGTCGCTTCTTAAACCAGTTTCTGCGCTAGTAGCACGAGTTACTTCTTCATTAAGGCTATTCTCAAGAGCATCAATATCGCCCTCAGCAGTTGCTAATCTGCCATCCAAAACCTCTTCTGCTGCCTTTGCTCTAGCCTCTTCCTCATCAACATCAGCAATTCTATCTACAATCTCTTGTTCTATAGCTGCTGTATTTGCTGAAATCTGAGCACCAGATACGTAAAGAGAACCATCATCCATTACCAAGATGTTATCATCATGGTCATCTGTGATAATTACAGATGCCTTAAGAACATCTTGTTCACTTGTACCACTTGCAACTCTAACTTTTTCAAGCTGAACAGCATGTGGGTGTCCATCTTCAACTCTCCACTCGTTAATTAAATCACCAACAGGTATAACAACGTCTGGCATTCTATGACCATTTACAGTATATTCGATGATAATTGCTTCCCTTGATGGGTCGTAATAAATCTTATCTACTACCGAATTTGTTTTAAGGTCATATGTCTTAGTTCCGTTAGTTGTTTTGAAAATAAGTTGATTTGTTCCAACTTCTTCATTAAACTCATAGATAAGGTCTACTCCTGCATATAATCCATCTGCGTTAAGCTTAATGATATTTGGTTTATCATCCTCAGCCTCTTCACTTAAATTAACCTTAAGAACTTTGATTGTTGGTTTACCATTTTCATCATTTCTTGTCTCGACATCAATTGATTCATCTTCGTTGATAACGTCTGTTAATCTCATTGATGTATCTGCGCTAACAGCATCAATATCACTCTGAAGATTATCAATTTCATCCCTTACAGTATTTCTAGGACCGAATCCTTCACCAATCTCTGCATCAATTGCATCAAGTCTACCATCATGTTCTTCGTCTGTTGTTTTTGAACGGTCAATCTCTCTCTGAAGTTTTGCAGCCTCTTCATTAACCTGGTTCTGTAACTGGTCAAACTTATAGGTAACTGTCTCATGAGCGTCAGTTGTGAAACCAGAACCAATTGTAGCATCTATTCTATCAATAGCTTCGTCGTGTTCATTGTCCTTATTTGTAGAACGCTCTATTTCATCATCAAGTTTGTTGTTGATTCTCTCATCCTCACTAATAGAACGCTCAATTTCTGCGTCTGTTTTTGCACTTAAAGCCTCAAACTTAAATGTTACATTGTCATGAGGGTCATCTGTAAAACCAGTTCCAATCTTATTAGTAAGAACTTCCTCAGCAGCCTCAGCACGTTCTGTTTCAGCTTCAATCTTTTCATCAAGTGCCTGTTCAGAAGCCTTAGCCCTCTCGATTTCCTCGTCAATTCTAGTATTGATTGCTGCATCCTCAGCCTTTAACTCATCAAGAACATCCTTAACTGTTGTGTCACCAGTAGGAAGATACTTAATATTGTCAGCCTCACCACGAACATAAAGTGAGTGGTTAGTGTCTGTTAAAATGTTGTTATGACCTTCGAAAATCTTTACATCTGCTGAAAGCTTGTCATTACCAGATATATTCCTAGTTTTAACCAACTTAACATCGTGTCCTTCATTCTGAACTTCCCACTCCCAATCACGAATCATTTCACCAATTGGAATTTCAACAAACTGTGTTTTACCCTTATTATCCTTATATGTAACAATAAGAGCTTCCTTTGTTGAGTCGTAGTAAATATGTTCAAAAAGTTCAACACTATTAAGCTGGATTACAGTATCTTCCTGGCCGCTAGCCTTAAACACAAGCTTATTATCTTTTGAAACATATTCAAGTTTTGTTGAAGCAAAGAATCCATCAGTTTTTTCAACAATTATATTATCATTGTCTGGTGAAAGTCTAATATTACTAAGTCTATCAAGAGCGTTCTTAACAGTTGTTTTATTTTGTTCTTCCTCTGTCAGGTCACTGAACATAAATCTATTCCAGTAAAGTATATTACTTGCTTTACCATCAACATAAAGATATCTTCCGTCACCTGTTCTTTCTAGAATATTAGTAGAATCTGGGTCTTTCACATACTTTCCAGTAATAGCATCTTTCTCTTCATCCTTTATTCTAACGTCTGCACGAAGAACATCCTGCCAAGGTTCTACATGGTTGTGTTCATCTGTGTGGTCATAATCAACTTCCTCTCTTGTAAGAATAATAGGAGTTAATGAACCCTCACCTTCAACGCCCCATTCGGCAATAAGGTCTTCACAGTCAACAACAATCTCTTCACCTTCCTTCATTGTAAATACAAGTGATTCAATTGTCTTGTCGTAAATACCACTTACCAAGTAATTATTAGGCATCTTAACAGTTGTTTCAGTTATAGTACCATCACCATTACTAATAGTAAATGTAAAGGTATCGTTTTCTTTATCCCATGTTAGATTAACATATATGAAAAGTCCCTCTGGAGTAACCATGAGGTTATTATTTCTCTTGATGTCATCGTCAAACACATGTGTATCGGCAACCTTAACATCACCACTCATGAATGTACCGTCATCGGTTTTATCAGCATACAAGTTCAATGTATCTGAATTCAATGCAATAACAGTAAGACTCTTTATAGCCTTCTCAACTTCCTCAGCAAGGTCAGCAATCTCCTGTTCTGTCTTATCTATATCAATAATACAGAACCTGTTATCACTATACTGTCCATGACCAGTTTCAACACCCTCTACATTTGTCTTAGAACCAATTGCGAAGATAAGGTGTGGGTCAAGTTCCCCAGTTTCATCATCTTCTGTAATATTCTTATACAGAAGTACAGTAGGTTCAGCAAGCAAAGAATATCCAAGTGCCTTGTTATCTATTGCAAGACCATCATCAGCAAATCTAATCTGACTATAGATATAATCAATGGCATCCTGTCTGGTATCGAATACCTCGTCGTGCTTTCTAAATTGCAATCTATTTAAAATCATTTTATTAAAATATTTTCGATGTTATTAAATACTTCCGAAATTAGCATCAAAGTCAGCTCTGATAAAGTGCTCTTCTATACCATCCTTCGTTTTGAATACGATATTATTTTCATCTTTCTTAACTGCTGCTGTGAAAGTGAATGGTACAAGCCTCCAGTCAATAAGTTGTCCGTCAATCTCATTCTCTCTAGCGGTTGCACGTTCAATTTCAGCATTGAGTGCTCCCCAAAGTTGTGCTTCAACTTCCTGTGCTCTTGCGGTCTCTCCGTTGATGCCTTCCCAAAGTTGTCTCTCAACTTCCTGTGCTCTAGCAGTTTCTGCATTTATAGCATCCCAAAGCAAGTTATCAGTTGTCTCTCTTGCCTCTGCTTCAGCATTAATTGCAGCCCACATTTGAGCATCAACGTCAAGTCTAGCCTGAATTTCATTGTTAAGGGCAGACCAAATCTGATTATCAACATCAGTCCTTGCAGAAGCCTCCTGAGCAATAGCATCCCAAAGCTGGTTGTCAACATCAGTCCTTGCAGAAGCCTCCTGAGCAATAGCATCCCAAAGCTGGTTGTCAACGTCTGTTCTTGCAGAAGCCTCTTGTGAAATGGCTTCCCAAAGTTCCGTATCACCTGAGATTCTTTCATCACGCTCTGTTTCAATTGCCCCAGAAAGTACTGCATCTGCCTCGATTCTTTCCTCACGCTCTTTTTCAAGCATTGGAACTATAATCTGTACAACTCTTTCAACAACAAGGTCATCAGTATTTACAAGAATCTTGTTACATCCACCATCCTCTGTAAACACCCTGTATTCAATGTTGCTCTGTGCAGCCTTTGGAATCTCAATATCAATACAGTGAGATACGTGGTCTTTATCCATCCAGCATACATTTGTGGTTGTTCCAGTTCCCTGGTCGAAGCATGGGTTTTCAACAACAATTGTGTCACCCTCATGCATTATCTTCTTTTCCCAGTAGTAACCATTCCACTCATTGATAAACATTTCAACTCTCTTCTCAAGAACCTCTCCATTGTTTACTTCAACGATTTCAGGTGTTTCTCCACCTTGAACATACTCAATAAAGCCTTCCTTGTCAGCATAGTTTGAAGCAAGCCAAATCTGTCCGCTTTCAGGGAATAGAATTGTTTTATAAAGTACTCCGTCGATATACTCACTATCATAATAGTTGCTACCATCGTAATCCTTGACAAGCCTTACTGAATAATATGGCTTTGGACATTCAGCTACCTGAGAAACCCCACACTTATTCCAATCAAAAATCTTTGCATACACATCCTGGTCACTATCGCCATAAACGTGTGTTGAAGTCCAAAATATTGCCTGTTCCTTAAATGAAGCTGACTGTGGTCTTCCAAATGTATCAAGTGTTGAAAGTCCTGCTGGAAGAATTGATAAACCATATTTATCAATACCAACACAAGAATCTTCATTATATGATGGAGTTGCTGGTTCTTCATCAATATACCCATCTTCATTGTATGAACACCCAGTGTTAGGCTTTGTTACAGTACATTCACACTCTGGCTGACCAAGCCAACCACATTCAGACTTAAAATATTTACCAGCAACTTTACCAAGTTCTACGTGGCATTTGGAAGAATTGTGATTCTGGTACTCACATGGTTCTACTGAATTAAGAAGTGCATCCCAATCTGCCTTTGATGGAATTCTCCATCCATAGCGCCTCTCGTTAGTCTGATGACTCTTGCTTTTCTGGGAATATCTTTCATCAAGTTTTTCCTGAATCTTATCAACACCAGCACCGTTATAAAGATAGCCGTAATCATTTACATATTCTTTGGTAATATATCTAGTACCAAGTTTTGCAACTTCTGGAAGTGTACCGCCAGTAGTAAGGTCAAATACCTCCAATACTGGTGCAAAAGAACCTGTCTTCTCAACTCCAGTAATACCAAGCGGAGCATCAATTGTTCCATTTCCTCTAAGAGTACCGTCAGTGATTACCTTGGTAAGTATATCACTACCAATAACATCCATAAGATTGTCAGCAGTAAGAATATTTGGTATAACCACATCTTTTTTGCCAAATTCTCCATCATATGAAATAGTCAAAGTAGTTCCACTTTCACCGCATTCAGCATCCACATTGAGATTGTATGCAATGTCGTTCAAAGGAACTATTAACTTCTCGTCGTTGTTTCTTGTAAGTACAAGTGTCTTTTCCTCCCTAACGAACTCAGCACTCTTAATGTCATTGTCCTTTAAGGTCAAGAAGTTACTGTCAATCTCATTTATGGTAAGCTTACAATTTTTTGTAACGTCCTCTTTGTAAGGACTTACTAACTTATAGTAGTATAATCCAACCATAATTTTATAAACTGTTTTTCTTATAATTTTCTTAAAAATAAATATCCTACACACATTGTTTATTTGCAGTTTATATATATTTATTAGTATAAACAAAACAATATATTATTATGAGACACTGTAAGAACTATTGGAAAAATAAAAACAATGTATTTGAGGAGTCAAAAAAATATACTTCAAGGTCATCGTTTAACAAGCATTCAAGAAAGGCATATGATGAGGCAAGAAAAAATAATTGGCTTGATGAAATGACATGGCTTATCAGTAAAAATGTGTTTGTTGATAAAGTAGATAATATTTACAGATATTATTTCAAAAATGAAAATGCTATATACATTGGTAGGACAATCTATCCAGAATTAAGGGATTATCAACATAGGACTACAGTTAACGATACTGTTTATAAATTTGCTAGTAAGAATTCCACTACCATACCACAGATGGAAGTCATAGAAACAAACATAACAGTTCCGCAAGGTTCAAGAAAAGAAATATTTTGGGAACAGTATTATAGAGACAATGGGTATATAGTGTTAAACAAAAAAAAATGTGGTGGGGTAGGTTCTATATCAACTGGAAAATGGAGTAAATCAAAGTGCATAGAAGAATCAAAAAAATATAAAACTAGAAGTGAGTTCTCAACTGGAAATAGTAATGCATACCAAAAATCAATAAAAGAAGGTTGGATAAATGAAATGATTTGGTTAAATAATAATAGAAAATATCCTAAAGGATTTTGGACAATAAAAGAAAACGTGTTGGAAGAAGCAAAAAAATATAACTCAAAAAAAGAATTTGAAAAGAAAAACATTAGTGCATTTTTAGCTGCATATAGATATGGATTTATTAAAGATATGAATTGGCTTGTAAAGCAAAAACAACACAAGAAAAATCATTGGAACGAAACTGAACTTAAATCAGAGTCAAAAAAATATTCAACTAGAACTGAATTTTCTATCAAAAACAGGGCAGCATACAATGCCGCTAAAAAACTTAGCATACTTGATGAATTATTTCCAAAACAAGAAAAAAAAAAGTTGTTGAGAGACACCCAAAAGGCTACTGGAAAAACAGGGAAAACATGATGAATGAAGCTATGAAATATTCAACCAAAGAAGAATTCCAAAAAGGAAATCTTTCTGCTTTTCTTGCAGCTCATAAATACGGCTACATAGATGAAATGTATTGGCTTGTTAAACAGAAACAACATAAAAAAGGATATTGGACTTACAAGCACATTGAAGAGGAGGCGCTAAAGTACAATACCAAGACTGAATTCTTCAAAGGAAACCAGACAGCATACCGTGCTGCATTGAAAATGGGAGTAATTGATGACTTCTTCGTTATGAATGACTATGTGCAATAAATGAGCAACCGTGATTGGCTGCTCATTTTTTTGTATATCTATACACTATTGATATTTAGAGTCAACAGGTATATAGTTCCCTTAAAAATTATATTTTCGTCTAAGTTCCATATATACTGCATCTGCAATTTTCATTCTCAGAGGTATTGACATAATCTGTTTGAATATCTGGGGGCATCTTGAAATAAATTCTTCTTTCCTCCATTTTAACTGCTGATTTTGCGTCCCTCCTGGGAACATCAAAAGTCGAGGATGAAAGCAAGAAAGAGCTTCTTCCGATAATTTTTCATCATTCATTACTGTATCAACAACGTTCTTGATGATTTCGTCGTTCCTGCCTTCCGATAATATCTTGTTTACAGATTCTTTCACAATTCTGTGAAGGTCACTCTCTGTTAGCCTAATGATGGTTTGTTCCTCAACTTTTTCTGGAAGTCCCTTATGTTTTGTCTCGGCAAAATCCTTTACATCATCCATCGACATTCCTTTTGCAGCTTTCTTTATCTTGCTGCTTGCATTCTTCATTTCGCCCTTCTTGTATGCATCTACCATACCAAAGAACCTCTGTTGTTCTTTACTTTTACTTTTACTTGGCATATTAATATATGTTATTACCTATAATTATTTCAATTTAACTCTTGATAAAAAATCTTTTAAACAAGCATCCTCATCATAGTTTATATCTCTAACTATTGAATATAAATCATCACAGTCCAAATTCTGTGTCTTCAAGAATTCAACGTCTTCATCATCACCATTTCCAAATGCCCTCTTTAGTTTCCTATTAAATGCATTTCCATATGTAGGTATATACCCTCTGAAACGTTTTCCATCCCAATATATAAAAAACAATATAGGACACTCCCAATCACCGCCAGCATAGCATTTCAGATATGTTATACCTTTCCGTGTTTCAACTTTACCGATTGCACCAAGATTTTCGCAATCATAGTCTATCTTAGATATATCGTCCAGCAATGTTGACAATTCTTTTGGCTTTTCCTTATTGTAATTGTTACAAAAGGTATATACAAAACTATCTAGAGAAAAACGCCTTTCATTGTTCTTTTCATAAATAGATTTCATTTTCTCCTCAAATTCTTTTGGTGAAATCTTTGCTGCTGTTCTACCAGTTTTAGGAAGTTCAACATCTAAGTTAACAATATATCTTTTTTTCCCTCCTTCTATAATTAATCTCAACTGAGATTCATTTAACATTATTTTTTTCATACCTATAATTATTCTCAATTATCAGTTGTTCCATAAAACAGTTATATATCTTGAATGACTTGATATACCCTATGAAACTACCAGCAAAGTTCTTCTCAATAGGATAGACCCTGGTAGGATTCAACATATAGTTCTGTTGTATTGTCTCCGCAAGACCTTGTGTTCCACCACCAAGTGATATATTGTATGGGACACCTTCTTGCTTCTCATAAAGCTCATGTAATGCCTTCATATTAAGTTCTGGAAGGTCTTTTGTAATATAAACAAGCTTACCGTTAACATAGAACATGATTTTCATCTTACCCATAAAGAACTGAAGTCTTGCCATTACTGTAACCCACTCACAATCAGGTATTACATTTTCGAATGAATAGCCTTCTTCAATACTTGACTTATCCCTTCCTTCTTTACTACAATCCATCGTAAGAAATCTATATCCAATTTCACCATTATCAGTAATCCTGAATGCAAGAGCATTATTGTATATATCATTATAAGGGTTATAGTTGTTAGCAGACTGGTCTCTAAGCTCATCAATAGTGTTTACAGTATATCCTGTCTTTGTCCTATTCATAAGGATAAATAAGTTTCCTGTAAACTGACTTCTCCTACCATAATACATTATCTGAGTACCTTCAACCCAATCCTTGATTGTATGACCTTTCTTAGTCCTGTCAAATATCATGAATTTATTATCAGTATAGAAGTAATACTGATTTGCCTCGAACAGATTAAACCCATTGTCAGTATAATATTCAAAATCAGATATATCAAGTTCTGCCTCTATATAATCAGTAGCCTCATCAACAGACAATAACTCACTTGTATCTACTATATAATCATCACCGAATTCAGTTCCCATCTTCAGTGGATTTGGGTCAAATGTATCTTTATCCTTCTTTACCTTTTTATATGATATAGGGCATCCGCATCCTTTAAAGAACGGCATTAACGTATAATCTGGGTCTCCTATTTCATTACAACACCAAGTAAGAACTGTATGTGATGCACTTTCGTCTATTATTTTTGGTTTTTTCTCTGAAGGTATCTCAAGGTAATCATACATATCATTCCAATCACAGTAATCATCAGCATACAAATCATCATTGTAGTAACTGTAATTCGTATAATCACCAAGTTCAAATGGGTCATACCCATCGAAGTCTATTACTGGAGTGCCGAAGTTGCCTATTATATGGTCTTTCTTATCAATTTCTCCGTCTTCGACAAAATCATCAACACCAAGTTCATAGCAAGCCTCAAGACCATCTACATCATCTTTGTCATAAGCATAAATCCACTTATTCTCAGACCTAGTTCCAATGTAAAAGAAAATACCCTTATTCTCTGGGTACTTATCATTAAGCGTTTTATCTGACTCAGGCTCAAGGTCACATTTCTTCAGGCTAAACTCGAAATATATATTATCACCACTTTCGAAATTTGATGGTAATACCTGATACTTATCACATTCAGTCTTGAAAAAACCCTGGAAAAAGCCACCATTAAATTTAGTTTGGCATTCCTCAATAGTTAAAGGATATTCATATTGTAATGTACTCCCACTTACAGCGTGAAGTTTAAGCCTAGTATCACCTTCTGGTATTTCATATTTGTTACTCTGAAATATCTTCACAAAATCTTTATTAGATATTCTATCCTTCCTAAATGAGAATAAACCATTATCAACACCAGTGTATGTTATGTTATGAAGTGTATACCCACTTGCAAGTGCTTTATCCCAACTATATGCGTTTTTACTATAAACCCACTCTGAGCCATCAGTGCATTCTTTATCACACATATCTATATAAGAGATAAGACAATCATCGTATAACCCATTCAGTTTTGTTAAACCGAAAGAGTCTTTATTAACGAAGAAATCCCAATATTCATCCCTGTTAATTCTCAGTTTTAGGTTATGATAGTTATTTACCTTTAAATTTGCCATACACTTGTCATATTATTTCTCATAAATAAATATTTATTTAATAATAAAACCAGAGAATTATATGAAGATAATTGCTTTAAATGAGTCACAGTATAAAAGGCTATTTGAAATTGATTCCTTTGTAAGAAGTGGTGGTGATGAAAACCAGACACCTACATCTGATTTCCACACAAAGGATGAAATTACAACAACGGCAAAAATAAATGGAAAAGACGGTAACGTAAAAGACTCTCTTCCACCAGGAGGAATTGGAACTAATGACCCACGTCAGCAAGTTCCAGGTGACACATTATATACTATACACGGTAGAGGATTTAAATAATGGCGCTTATATTTGAACTTCAGAACCAGGACAACAAGGTTCACATATCTAAATATGATGCAGACTTCTTCAAAGGTGTGAAGAATTCTCCTACATTTGATGCCCTTCTATCACAGGGCATCCCTGGAACACGTATAGTTAAGAAACTTGGTGCTGATGATAAAAAATATAATGACAAATCATCAAAGAATGATGACAAACAACCAGAGCTTTCAAAAAATTCAACACCTGAAATAACAGCGACAGATGCTTCAACTAACCTTCAGAGAATAAAGGACGCAAAAAACAAATATGGTGATTCTCCAAAAAATTCAATTATAAACTCTCCTGCTGGAAAGAAAATGGAGGATATATTTAAAAACGTTCTAAAAATAACTTCAAGAAAAAACAGGCAAGTTCAACCCGTTAAACCAGTAAAGCCAACTGCAAACGGTGGAACTAAAGTTGAACCAGCGAAGGCAAAGGAAATTGAAATGCCAAAAGGAACTATACGACTTGCAGCATCAGTAGAACCAAAGAAAGTGATGGATGAGGGTAAAAAAATCTATCTGTCTGAGGAACAGCTACTTAAAATAAAAGGACAAATAGAATAGAGTTATGGCAAAAAATCCAATAGAAAGAACACTTGATAATATTGGCAATGTTGTACAGGATATATTCAATGGTACTACAGAACCATCGACAACTAGTAGCAGAGTTACAACTGGTCAGACTTGTCTTGAAAAAATGGGTATGACTCTTAGGGCACAACACCTTAGGCAAAATATGTGGAGAAAGAATGATATTGAATATTCAAAGCCACTAGTTCTAGCAGAGTATGCTGTTCAAACAGAGTTTAAAGTTAGCACTGCTGATGAAATGCTTGAAGAAAGAAAAGAAAGGTTAGAGGAAAAGGAAGCAAAAGCTGCTGCTAAGAAAGAGGAAAAAAGAAAAAAGAAGGAAGAAAAGCTCAAGAAAAAGCAAGAAAGTGTTGCTGGTGTTCCGAAAGAACAACAGCCAGGTGGTAACAAAACATTAACTGAACCAGTTGAAAAAACTTAATAATAGCATAATTTATTCTAGAAACTATTTATAAGAAAAATAAAATATTTAAAATTTATAGAGAATATGGCAACAGTAGAAAACGGACAGACCTGTCTTGAGAAGAGGGGTATGGAAGAAAGACACCAGGAAATTACACGTAGTGATTATAACATAGAGAATCAGTACGGTGCTACTCACCCAGATGCAATTAGCGACGGTGATGCACAGGGTAAGGGCACTGGTCACGGTGGTCACACCCATTTCCTTCCAGACTGTACAAAACCAACAACAACCATCAACTACAGCAACTTCGATTCTGAGAATGGTGGTGGATACTACGACATTGAAGGTAGAAATGGCATTAGTGGTCGTAAAAGAGCAATGGCTACTTCACTTTACAATAAAGAGGCACAGTACGGTCCAACCCTTGTTGATACAAGCGCAAACGTGGCAGACGGACAGTATTATGTTGGTCAGCAGATAGGTCAGAAAACAACAAAATAATCTGTAATTAAACAGACGAAATGAGGCATATAGACCTATCATTATCTTCAGTGCTTGATAGACTCCTGAACGAAGATATGGTCAAGAGAAGTAACAAACCTGTTGGAAACTATTATTCAACAGTTACCGAACGACTCAAAGACGCTATCAAGTTCAGGCGTTTTATTAGCTTAAACTACGATGACAGAAAGGGTGATAAGGGTACTGTAAGAAACCCTGATGGTTCTCCTAAATGGGGAAACCCTAGAGCATATCGTAGACTGATACCTTATGCCCTTTATATAAGTAACCAAAACGGAGAATTGACTCTAAGATGTTTTCATTATAGTAGTAACCATACAAAAAGAGGACCTGAAAGATGGAAAGAAATGGTTGTTAATAAAATGAAGAACGTAAGAATACTAAAAGCTGAATTCAGTGAAGAAGACCTCCCAAGTAATATTAACAAAGAAGGTGATAAGCATGCTGCTCATCTAATAACGATGGTTGATTTCAGGAGGAATCCACAATCTGAAGAGGATGTATTTATTTCTCCACTTGAAAGGGAAAGAATGAGATATAGAAATGATAAGAAAGGTTTCTCATCTGAAGATTTATATACAAATCAGCAAGGTCCTGTAAAACAGGTTGTTCCAAATGTCAAGACTGGCAGAAACTTGAAAACAATGAGAAATCTAGGAAAACCAGGGAAAATTGATTACTCAAAAGCTTACGACGCTTTCAAAAACTCAAATGGAAGTAATGCATTAAGAGACTGGGATAGAGCTGAAGCTGAAAGGGCTGTTGAAAGAAATGACCAACAAACACAGCAAAACAGACCTGTAACGCCAGTACAAAACAATTCTGGACCTGTAAATACTAGAAGAAACGTTAACGATAACGAAGACGAAGAAAACTGGGATGAATATTTAAATAGACCAAACAATAATAATTTCTAAATAAGATAAAAAATGGCAATAAACGCAGAAGAGAGAAAAGCCAGGATTGCAGCAGCAAGAAATAACTCCCTTAGGCTTATGAAAATGGATGCAAATGGCACGCTAGATAAGCTTATGGAAGGTAGGGCTGACGATATAAACAATTCACTAATGAGCGACGATGCAAATCTCACCAGTGAAAGCCTTATGAGGGTTAAAAGAAATACTAGTAGCGAAGGAATTCCTACTGGTAAGATGGGTGTCGCAGCAGCTAATGTTCCGTCAATAATCAGAGAATCATTCAGTAAGAATCCACCAGTTAGTGAAGAAACAGTAACTTCATCGGTTCTTGATGATATGTTCGGACTTATGGATGTAGAGCCTAAGCAACAAAGGCAACAGATTAGAGAACAAGCTGCACCAGTACAACAAAGTTACGCAAGTAACGGTGGTGGCGTAGATTACCCAATGATTAGGACTATTGTTGAAGATATTGTTAGAAAATATTCTCAGTCACTAAAAAAGAACATCATAACAGAAAACAAAGGAACTGAAATTAACACAATAGCATTGGGTAAAAATTTCAAATTCTTGGCAAATGATGGGTCAATATACGAATGTACAATGAAAAAAGTTGGTAATATAAACAATAAGAAGAACGTTAACGGATAACGTTCTTTTTTTTTATAATTTCTATTTACTAAACATTTATATCTTTTATTTTTTCTAAAAACGATAATAAAATTTTTAATATATTAGAAATGGATAAGAAGATTAAAATGTTGGTAATTCCTTCCGACAGGACAGGAGTTGGTAAGTTTAGGTCAGTTGACCCTCACGTTTACATTGGTGAACATTATGCTGATGAATTTGACGTGGATATTGTTTATGACATGCCAAAAGGCAATCTTGAGGATTTCCTAAAGCAATATGACCTCATACACATACATAAACAGCTTGATAGTCAATGTAAGGTTATTGACCTTATAAAGTTTCTTGGTATTCCAGTAATCATTGATATTGATGACCACTTCAAACTTGGAGAAGACCATCCAATGTCTATTACAGCAAAGAAAGAAAGATGGCATGAGCCAATAGTTAACCACCTGAAAAGAGCTGATTACGTAACAACAACTACACCTATTTTCGCCAATGTATTGAAGAAGATAAACAAGAATGTTATGGTATTCCCTAATGCCATTAATCCAGAAGAACCTCAATACGCAGTTTCAAAGAATCAGGGTGATGATAGACTAAGGGTTGGTATCATCTGTGGTTCTTCTCACTTGAAGGATTTACAACTTATGGATGGTGTTGCAAAAAAAGTTAATTTGAACAAGGTACAGTTCGTACTCTGTGGGTTCGATACAAGGGGCAATAGAACAATCTATAATCAGCAAACTGGTGAAAAGACAACAAGACCAATCCTTCCAGAGGAAAGTGTTTGGTGTGATTATGAAAGGATTTTCACTGATAACTATAAGACGATATCACCAGAGCATAAGGACTTCCTTATGAAGTATATGGCTAATGTCGATGACCCATTCACAAATGAACCATATCGTAGAATGTGGACTAGAGATATTAACAACTATGCGACTCATTATCAGAATGTTGATGTACTAGTAGCACCACTTAAGGAGAATGAATTTAATGGAGTTAAGTCTGAGTTGAAGGAAATAGAATGTGGTTTTACACACACAGCGTTCATAGGGCAGAACTTTGGAGCTTATACAATCAATCTAGTACCAATGATTGAGAAGGGTGGAAAAATTAATGAGGAAGGCACTGCACTACTGGTAGATTCATCGAAGAACCATAAGCAGTGGGCTAAATACATCAATAAGCTTGCAGATGATAGGGATATGTTGAAGAAGTTACAGGATAACCTATATAACTTTGTAAAGGATAGATACTCACTTGCTGAGATTTGTAAGAAGAGGGTTGAATTTTATAAAAAAATTGTTGGTGCTGAATAATAAAAATGGAGGTAGAATTTCTACCTCCTTATTGTTTTTATTGATAAATATTATATAATTACTAAATAATAATATATTAAATAATATTAATATATGGCCTATATTATATAATATATATTAAATATTTTCTATTTTAAAAAATTAGTATATTACTTGTTTTTTTAATATTTTTTATATATCTTTGCACAAGTAGAGACGAAAATTAACTTTTTTATGGAATTAAAACCACTTAAACACTACTACAGCAAGGAACTTAAAGATTGCCTTCGTGATGGCGATAACAAATACATAAAGGAATATACCACAAATGGATTTAAGAAATCTTACCAGATGTGGAATGATTATTCTCATGAATCTATTGATAAGTTCTTCAGCGATTTTATTAAAGAATATCCAGAGGAATATCTAATTGAGAATTGTAAGAAATGTCATCAGGTGATGAGTCATGTAAACTTCAACAATCTATTTGATATTTTACTCAGAAGACTTGTTATAGATGCTTTCATTGGGTTCAAAGCTGAAGATGTTGTAAGGGAGAATCTTATGAAACATGGTAAAAAAATTCATGATTATAAAATTTTATCAAGGAAAAATGAAATTGAACTTGATACAAAATATGGTATCGATATGATGACATTCAATGATAATGGGGTTGAAGCATTTTTCCAGGTTAAAAATACATCTACATTCAGTCATGATGGAAATTACATAAAAGGAATAAGAAAAGAGTTCTTTGATAAGGAGTATCAGGCTAACCAGTACTTTGGTGGTGAAAAGTATAAAATGTTAATTTTTTATATATACGACAAGGACGCATTCATAAACGATGGAGAGTTCAGGTTTTTTATTAACCCAGCTGTTGATAGATGTGGTTTCTTCCTAGACCATTTAATCAGAAGGGACGGGAGTTTAAAATTGAATGTAAAACAATTAAAATCAAAGGTATTATCATGATTACAGATGAAATTAGAGAAAAAAATTATGCATTGTTTTTGAAAAAGCTTTCACAGTTGGGAATTGATACAAAAGCTCTTGATGAAACAATAGGTGATAAATTAAAGAACGGAAGCTTCTCGAACATTAATGATTTCGGTAACGCTTATCCAGGTTCTCTCATTGAGATTGTGCTGAAGGTTCTTACACCATATGCAGTAAAACTTAATGAATTGCTTCCAGACGAGCAAAAGGTTGATAAAAACACATTAGTTAAGATTTGCTTATTGCACCACATAGCAAAGGCTATAAGATTAGTTCCTAATGATAATGAATGGGAGGTTGAAAAACGTGGGATGGTATACAAGTATGACAGTGGTCAGCCATCTATTAGAACTGGGCTTCATTCACTTATAATAGCTCAGAACGCTGGAATACCTTTCACAGCAGAAGAGGCAGAGGCAATGACAACTAATGACAGAGATTTGACAGATGACCAGTCAAGATGGCACTCAAGCGTTATGTCAACAATCGTTAGACAGGCTAACGAATTAACTTATATTCAGATTAATCAGAAAAAATAATGGAAAATAACGATAGAGAGATAATACATGGGGATGACAGAAAGGACTTCATGACTCTTGTGAAAGAGGCAATTGGTCAAGCTATATTTGAAGTCAAATTCAAGAAACTTAGAGAAGATGCTGTAATTCCCAAATATGCACATGAAGGTGATGTTGGAATGGACTTAACAGCAGTAGATGTTGAATATGATGCTGATAATGATGTTTATGTGTATCACACTGGTCTCGCATTTGAAACAGATTTACATTATGGCATATTTTTATTTCCAAGAAGTTCAAATAGAAAAACAGAGGCATATCTAGCAAATCACGTTGGTATTGATGATTCAGCAACATATAGAGGTGAAATAATGCTTTGTTTCAAAAATAGGACTTCATTGAGGCAGGTTGCACTTGAGAGTAGAATGATATCGTTCTGGAACGCAATCGAAGATGGAAAAAGCGTTGAAGAAGCAACTAAAGAAAGTATTAAAGCATGGACTGAAGCAATGAATAACCCAATGTTATTTGCTCCATACAAAGTTGGTGACAGAGTAGCACAAATGGTTGCATTTGCTTATCCTAACGTTAGGCTTATTCAGAGAGATGAATTGTCCGATACTGCCAGGGGCACAGGTGGATTTGGTTCAACAGGAAATTAATATAATAATATGACACCATTACAAGTATTTTTATCTTATGCCAAAATAAGAGGCATAATGCCAGAGTTAATAAAGATTGGTTCTAGGGAAGCAGTAGACTTTTACAAATATTCAGGAGTAACAGGAAGATACGAAAGGGTTAATGCAAAGTTCCGTGATGTATTTGACAATCATTTTAAAAATCACGGATTTGGCTGGACTCTATTCAATTCATTACTTTACAATTTCCGTAATGTAGATACAACATGGGATGATAAATTGGAAAAAGCGCATAGGTTATGGTCTGGGTTTGTAAGAAACAATACATATCTTGACAATATGAAAGTTGGTGATAAAGTAAAGTTTGTGTCCTGGAACAATGAAAGAGAAGGCACAATTCTTGATATATCAAAAGATTATTCCAGGATAAAAGTTGCTTTTGATGTTGGTAGTAGTATTACATTTATAAATTTTGGTAATATTACTGAAATTAACGGAGAAGCGTTTGAGCCATGCTTTCATATAAAATGGAAAGGAAAAGAATATGGTATTAAGTAAAATTATATGGTTAAGAGTTGATTCTTAACCATTTTTTTTTATTTTTTAAACAAAAAGTGTTATGGAGACAAATATTGGAGTAATTTTCTGTTCTAAGGAAAAAGATAACGAGAAATTTATAAACCACATTAAGGATACTTGTGGTTGCGATTGCCATGTATATTCGATACATAATCCAGAAGGTGTTAGCCTTTCTAAGATTTATTCTGATATGCTTAAGTCACCTGATATTCATGAGAATGTAGTGATATTCATTCATGATGATATTGAATTCCTTAGGAAAAACTGGGGTAAAGAAATACTAAGATTATTCAACGAGCATGAAGATTATGGAATTATAGGTGTTGCTGGCTCAGCACAATTTGATGCCAATGCAGCATGGTGGAATTATGATAAGAAATTTGGTCAGGTTTTACACAGAAGCGAAGGAAATTCATGGCTTACAGCATTCTCACCTCTTCTTGATAAGGACCTTCAGGAAGTTGTTGTAATAGATGGACTCTTTATTGCAATACAGAAAGATAGAGTGTCTGAGAATTTCAGTGCTGATTTGGAAGGATTTGATTTTTATGACATATATTTTTGTCTATCAAATTATTTTTCAAAGAATAAAAAGAGTAAGATTGGTGTGACCACAAATATAAGGGTTGCACACAATTCTATTGGTAAACTTAAACCAACATGGTACACTAATAGGAACATTATAAATGAGCTTTTTGGTGAGCATTATCCTATTGATATATTAAAATAATAAGTTTGGCACGATTTTTGCTATGAAATTAAAGGACATGAGTTTGGAACAGTTGTTTACTTTGTATAATGTTGCAACTGATATATGTAGGGAATATTCCAAGATGACAGACGGATATATTCTTGCTACTGGGGATAATGTTTTAGACCCATTGAATTCAATACCATTTGAAATGCAGAATACGATTAATGAAAGGCAAGAGTATTTTGCGATAAAGGACAGATTGACTAATGAACTTAAGAATAGGTTACTTACAGAAATTGAATATGAATAAACTGAAGAAATATCTCCTTAACATATGGTATGGTCTACCATTTGGTATGAAAGCTGCTAGTGATGAAATCATCGGTGCTGGTAATTCACTTGATAATGATACAACCATATCTCAGGAAGTTAGTGACAAGAGGGTTGCTAAACACCTTCTAAAAGGTGAAATAACACAAGAGGTAGAGGAATTAAGGTATAGGAATTATAAAGTGGCTGGAGAGGCTGAAAACTATGAATATCTAGGCAATGGCGTTGCAGTTAAGAAAGAAGGAAATTCTCTTCCAAAAGATGATAGTTTAAAATTCAAATTTTCCCAGGAAAACGGACTTATGGTTACATCAGTTTTAGATGAATTACAGAGAGTTGATGACTATGGTGTTGACAAATACAGACTTGAGATTACATACGATTCAACAGTTAGGTTCAAAATTGAACAGTTTGCTACCATGATTGATGTAAATATCGACGTAAGAAAAACCACTAATCCAGTAGTAATGGACACTACTTTGCATTTCGAAAAGCAGCCAGACCCATATAACGCTAAATCTAAACCATTTATAAATGAGTTAGCTAAACTCAAACAAGTAAAAAACGATTATGAAATTTCAAGGAATGAGATAGCATCATCAGTAAAAACTATTTCATTCACAACATATAAGGCAACTAATGAAAAGGATTTTACCAACTATTCATTTGTTGAAGGTTGTAAATTTAAGAAGTTCGAAGAAAACGAACATGAATATCTTCTTACATTCTCCTGGGATGGTTATATAAGGTTACCACTTAATCTTGAGAGTAAATACTATTCAAAGAGCATGGATGAGAAATACCAGAAGAAAGAGAAAAAGGATGTCGCACCAGAAATGATTGAAGGTGAAAGAAAAGCATATTGTTCTGCATGTGGCAGTGAAATGCCAGCTTATGATGCTGATATTATGAGAGCAAACGGTCAACAGCCGATATGTAAAAATTGTCTTGAAAAAGCCTTGAATAGCAAATAAAAAAACTTATTTTTTAATAAAAGCAAAATGATTACAATAGGAGTAGAACTTAATCACGTTGTCAGAAATATCAACAGGCAATTATTGAAATATTATCAGAAGGAGTTCGACCCATCACTTGATGTTGATGAAATTGATGATAGGGTTGATGTCATTGGAAAATATATGAAGTTCAGGAGTAAGAAAGAGAAGAGTGACTTTATATATATTGATTACCCTTATGAAATATTCGGTTGCGCTGGAACTTCTGAGAAGAAACTAGCAGTAAAGATTACAAACTGGCTTGTAAACGTTTCAAATATTGAGGATGAAGATATTAGAATTGTATTTTACAGTCTTAATGAGGAGGCAATAGCTATTCAATCAACATTTTTCTTCCTTAGTAAAATCGGAGCAAGAGTAAGAAAGGTTTTCTTCCCAAAGAATGTAAAAGAAGTATGGGATGAATGCGACGTGGTAATTACAGCAAACAACCAGATGTTTGAAGAGGAAATACCAGAAAATAAGAAGATTATTCTCATAAACAGAGAGTTTAATGAAAAAAATAAAGACAAAGCATTCCTCACGTATGATAATCTGAGTGATGTGATTGACGATAATAATTTCTTTAACAATTTTATACATGCAGAAGGGTGATACTAATTTAATTTTTGACATCAATAAAATCTCGGAGTTTGTATTCGGAGACCCGAATAAGAGAAACAGTGAAGTTGAAATTACAGAGCACTTCGTTTATGATAAGGAGCAGGATAAGATGATTCCTAACACAAGGGAGGTAAAGGAAGTGAAGGTAACTGATTTCACAGGTCAAAACACAATCAAGTATGATATGATTAAAATGTTCATTGACATTCTTGATTCAATTGAAGACTTAAAAGTGATGACACTTGGTCAAAGTGTAACCCTCAATACACTTGAGGCATATGAACTAATAAAAGACCCAAAACAGGATAGCGATGAATGATAAGAATAAGAAAGTTATTGAAAACATAGAAAGAGAACTTTCAAGAATTGATAAGAAGGAAAATAAAGTTTATTTCTTCGTGATTGATACAAAGGGAGTGGCAAGTGGAAGCCTTGAGTATATTTACAACCTTGCCTTGATTGCTAAGGAGGAGGGCTACGACGTGGCTATGCTACACACTGAGGATGAGTTTGAGGGTGTTGAATCATGGCTCGGTAAAGAATATTCTGAACTCCCTCATTATAACGTTAATAAAGGAGAAGTTGGTACTTCGCCTTCAGACATCCTCTTTATTCCTGAGATTTTCTCCCAGGTGATGAATCAGACAAAGCAATTGCCATGCAAGAGAGTTGTTATTCTCCAGAATTATGACTTTGTTGTTGAGCAAATGCCATATGCAGCACAATGGGGTGATTTTGGTATTATGGAAGGTATTACCAATTCAGATTACCAAGCAGCACAGATTAATGAAGTATTCCCATATGTAAAGTTAACAAAGGTTACTCCATATATTTCAAAGATATTTGGTAGTACTATTGCCCCTAAGAATATGGTTATTAACGTGATTGCAAAAGACCAGTCTGACATCAAGAAAATTGTAAAGCCTTTCTACTGGAAGTATAATCACCTTAGATGGGTATCATTTAAGGAACTTAGAAATCTTTCAAAGGAGGAGTTTGCAAAGGCACTTCGTGATAATGCTGTAACGATAATCGTTGATGAAGACGCAAGCTTTATGTATTCAGCACTTGAGGCAATGAAGAGTGGAAGCTTGGTTATGGTTAAAGTACCTAACACAGAAGTTGAATGGGCTAATGGTGAGGAACTTCCAAACTGTTGTGTATGGTTCAGTGATTACGACACACTTCACAAGCAGATTGCTAGTGTTGTACGTGCTTGGATTACTGATAAAGTTCCACCAGTGCTTGCTGACGAAGCAAAGAAGACCGTAGAACATTATACCAGGGAAAATACAAAGAAGGAATTTGTTGACTATCTTACATCTGTTATTGATAGAAGAAAGAAGGAAATGGAAGAACTACTAATACAAGTTAAAAAGCAGGAGGAAGAGTAATGAAGGAACTGGCAGTGATAATACCAATGCATGAATTTGGTAAAGATAATATAGAACTTCTGAATAATGCAATTTATTCAGTACCAGAGGGTATTGTGATATATCTTTCAGTACCAAAGGGTACTACAGCAGCTAAGGTTAAGGGTAAATCAGACCGTGCAACATTGGTTGTATCTGAGGAAGACGGAACAAGTTTTGCAGACCTGGTTAATAGTGCTGTTAAGAAGCTTGGTGATGATATTAAATGGTTCTCAATTCTTGAGTATGATGATACATATACACCAATCTGGCTCGACAATGTTAAGAGATACATTGACTTTATGCCTAACACAAGTGTATTTATGTGCCTTGAGGATATAACGGACTTCAACGATGGTAAGTATATTGGCTTCGGTAACGCTGAAGTTTGGGCTAGCGCATTCTCAAACGAGATTGGATACATTGATATAGATAGTTTGCAAAACTATTTTGATTTCTATTTAACTGGTTCTGTATTTAACAAGGCTGACTGGAATGATATAGGGGGGCTTAAGCCACAAATTAAGTTAACGTTCTGGTATGAATGGATGCTAAGGGCAACAAATAAAAGCAAAAAGATTTTTGTTATTCCAAAAGTTGGATATAATCACAATCTAAATAGAAAAGGCTCACTTGTTAATAAATATAGAGAGTCCATGTCTAAAGAAGAGGTACAATGGCATTTTGACATGGCTAAAAGAGAATATCTATATCACCCAAATGTTAAAAGAGAGCCATCTAAATTTGAATATAAATCTAATGAAGAGGATAACAACTGAAGAATTTAAAAATAGGGTAGTTTTAGTTCATAAAGGTAAATATACTTATGATAAAACAGATTTGGAACATCGAGATGATAAAGGAAAAGTAATTATTACTTGTCCAATACATGGTGATTTTTTACAAACGCCTAAAAATCATCTTCATGGTCAAGGATGTCCGCTATGTAATCATAGGTCTATTAAATATACTATCAATGAAATTAAAGAAAAAATACTTAATAAATATGGAGATAATTATGATGTTTCTTTAATTAAAGAATATAATTGTAATACCCAGAAATTGCCATTGCTATGTAAGGAGCATGGATATTTTGAAGCAACTTGGAATGATTTAGACCATAATCATGGATGCCAAATTTGTGGAAAAATAAAAAATCATAATAACACAAGAAAAAGTAGTGAAAAGTTCATTGAGGAATCAAAAATTATTCATGGTGACAAATATGATTACTCACTTGTAAACTACAAATCTGCACATTCTCATATTACATTAATTTGTAAAAAATGTGGTAAAATATTTAAAATTACTCCGCATGAACATCTTAGAGGTAAAGGATGTCCAAGGTGTAATGAAAGTATATTAGAAAATGAAGTGAGAATGTTTCTGGATAATAATAATATAAGGTATATTGAAAGATGTAGAAATAATATTTTACCTTGGATAGGGAGGCAGCATCTTGATTTTTATTTACCAGATTATAAAATCGCAATAGAATGTCAAGGTGAACAACATTTTGAGCCAATTGGGTATTTTGGCGGTGAAGCTGGCTTTATTAAAAGACAAGAACTTGATATTAAAAAGAAAGAACTTTGCGAAAATAATGGCACTTTACTACTTTATTACTCTAAAAATAAAAGTAAAAAAATGTTGGGTAATAAAATATACCATTCATTTAATGAATTAATGAACGCCATTAAATAAACCTATTGCATATATTTATTTTGTTATTTTCAATGGCATTAATTACGATGGTTAATGCCATTTTTTAAGTACATCAACAAGGCACACGAAGATTCTCGTTTGGGAATGTGAAAGAAAGTGTGTTTAATTTACGCAGAATTGCCTTTGGTGTGATATTTAGTAGTATAAATAATAATAACTGGGGCATATCCCCACAAATATAAATATTATCACAAATGTCAGAAGTTTGCGTAACTGAAGAAAAAGTAAAGAAAAAAAGGGGTAGAAAGCCTTCAAAGGAAAGAAAAGGTTACTTCTATGAGCGTGAGGAACAAGCTGTTGTAGATTACATTGCTACAAATGATGAAAAGGAAAAAAATAGGATTTACAACACAATACTTCGACCAGCGTTTACCAAGATGGTAGAATCGATTATTAGGAGATACAACCTGTATCCACCTGATGAAGAATTCCAGGAAACATTTGATGACACAATATCATTTCTTATGACAAAATTATCCTGTTTCAGACCAGAATCAGGATATAAGGCTTATTCATATTGCGGTACAATATGCAAAAACTATCTCTATTATAAAATCAACCAATTTATTAAGAATCAGAAAAGAAACGCATCATATGACAATCCAGCAGAGGAATCATTAAATGTAAATGACAGCATGAAGTTTTCGTATAATGATAATGATGCTGCCAGGACTTTTATATCTGAACTTACTGGCTCTACAGTAGATAATATACAAAACATTCTCAATGATGCTGATAAGTTCAAACTTAATGAGAATGAGAAGAGAGTTGGTTCTGCATTGGTTAATCTTATGACAAACTGGGAGGAGTTATTCGCCCAGATGGGTAGTGACAAATTTAATAAAAGTTCAATTCTTCTTTTCCTTAAAGAAACCACTATGCTAAATACTAAAGAGATAAGAGATGCCATGAGGATTTATAAGAAAAAATATTATGATGTTAAGTGGGAACTTATTAACGAATAAATCCAAAATAATCTATTTATAACAAAAAACTATGGGAAAACTTAAGATAGAACTTAATGATATTCAGAATATAAGAGACCTTTTGCAAGAGACATATAGGCTGGCTGATGAACAAATTGTGCAATCACAGAATGAAATTAACAAATTAGCCACTGCTACTAGCCTACAAGATGAGGCAATGGACGCTAAGGCAAAATACGCTAAAGCAATTAATGACTACATGTCAATGAAGGACAAGGCGATTGCTAAAAAACTTGATATTGCAAAACTTTTAACTGACATTTATCATCATAATGGTGACGTTAAAGGTGCTCTTGAGAATGGAGAAGCAGCAAAGAACATGTCATTTGATTTTGATGACATAAGAAAAATTGTTGATGATTCACTCAATGAGCAAGAAAAAACTAAGACAATTCAGCTTAATAAGAAGTAATGGCTAATTTAAAGAAGATGGAAGCAGAGACGGTGGCAACCATCGATACTGCGAAAGCTATGATTGATAAAGTGTTGACCATAATGGAGATTATGGTTAACATGCCATCTTTGTCTGCTACTTTCTCAGTTAGTCCTATGGAGTTTTTGCTGAAACTCTTGGAACATGCTGGAGTAACATATGAAGACTTGAAATTATGGTTAACAGACTTCTTAATTTACACACTACCAGCTCTTGAGGTTGGTGTAAAGGCAGTCCTTCTTACAAACTTGAAGAACATGGTTTCTTGCTCAATAGACCCAAGAATACCAGAGAAATATAGAAAGTTACACAAAGAAATTACTAATATTAATACGCCTAACGAATATGGTATTGATATTGACATAGAATCAATAGATTTCCTTGATAAATTGTCAGTAAGTCCATTATCTGATTTTGGACGTGATATGTATTTCGGTCAAAACGGTGTCGATGATGTTTATAAGTTTGCAAGGGCTGATGACTTCGATGCATTCCTTTGGTTTGTAATGCACAAGGGCAAATTCCCTATGCCATCAGATGTTACTATAAGTGGTAGTACTTTTGGTGATGATGTGCATGGTATTGGTATTTACACAGTAGCACCTGAGGGTGGCACACTTTTACAGGAACTTAAACTCACACCATCTGGTGAACAAGCGTCATCCATTCTTCCAGGAAACACTTTTAAATACACAACTAAGGCAGGTACTAGTTCTTCTTCTCCTGGCGTTCTTTCAATGTGTATTGATGCTACAAGAAATAGTAGCGGAGATATTGTAAGTAATACCCTTGTTCCAGTATCAGATGACCTTACTAGTGTTAACTGGTACATAAGGAGAAAAGACCAGCTTGGCGATAATATCGTAGGGAGTTATGCAGCAGGAAAACCTGAAAAAACATATGTCAAAGGTAAATACAAGACCACTGGCGTTAAAACAAAAAACAAATCAAGGGATTATTCTAAAGAGAAAGCAATATGTAATCTTCAATACATAGACAATTCATCAGCAGGCTCTAGAATCAGTGGGCTTGCAAGCAACAAATTCAGATTCACAATATTACCTAAGCCATATATACATATACCATCAGTAGCAGATGGAGAACCAGCATGGAGATTTAAAAAGTTGTTGTTCGACGCTAATGGTAATTATGACCCAAACGGTAAATATACAATACCATTAACAGCTACTGAAGGTAGTAAAATTGATGATTATATACCAGTGACAATAGGTAGTGCAATTATAAAGATAAATGTTAAATCTGGTAACGTTGAAGTTGAAGACACCAAAAAGTTAATTCCTAATCTTATTGAATGTTATCCTGGACTAACTGTTTATGAGTTCAATTACGACTATGTAATGGGTATGAAGCTATTTGATGCTAAAGTTATGGCATCTACGCTTCTGCAAACTCTCGTAAACACCAAGCTTGGTATTAATCTTACACTTGCTCAGAAACAACAGGAAGCACAGGAAAGAATAGTAAGCATTGTAAAAAATATTGTAAACACTGACGAATCTGAATCAAATGAGTGTTATTTTTCTTTTGATAACGCAAAATATGATGATTTATTAAAAAGGGCAGAACAGAAAAGGGCTAAAAGGCAAGCATTTGGCAATGTAACCAGGGACGCTGGTGTTTTCACTGATGTTAATAAGATACTTGAAGAATATGATTCTGCAACTGAACTACATGAAAAGAAGGAAATTCTTAGTAGAGCAATTGATAGAGCTGCTGCAACTGTAAGCGAAGGAAGCGATGGAGAAGATAAATACAATGTACAATTTTCTTTTGTCCTAGACCTTATAGAGAATCTTGTTATGGCGCTTATTAATGCCGTAATGTCTCCAAAAGTTCTCATGCTTCTTGAAGTCAATGAGAGACTTATGGGTGGGTCTTGGAAGAAGTTTACAGTAGAAGACCTTCTTAAGGCAATGATGAATATCATAAACGCACTTGTAAAGGAAGTGCGTGACCTGTTGATTCAAGAGTTATTGAAACTTCTAATGAAATACTTACATCCTATTATTGAATTGATGGGTAGTATAATCGTTAGAGAAAAACTTGATGCTTATGCTGAATTGATAGACAATATCATTAAGAATTGTCCTCTTATATGGTTCAGATTTGGTAATCAGGACCTTGAAACTAAGCTTGATACGGTTGATTATGCTGATATTGATGTAAGTTCAACTAGAGCAGGAGATAAACCATCAACTAATAACTGTTAAAAAATAATAACTATGGGTATATCACAAATTTGCCAGAGTATTAAAAATTATTTTTCAGATACAAGACCGCCAGCACAACAGTTACCTAGGTTGTTATTGGTATGTTCTTTAATTAAAAGACCTGGTCTGTCTGTTATAACATCAACATCTAACATTGTGAAAGATTTGAATATGATGGGAATTCCTACAGGTCCAATGCCAGATGGTAGTCCTAACCTTACAGTTGCTCATGCGTTTGCAACAACAAAGGAAATATTCAGGGCATTGAAATTGGATGCGGTTGTTCAGGTTGGTATGGCCCCAGGTACGTTGAACATTCAGGTAGGACCTGCTATGGGTACTAACCTTAATTGTGGAAATGAAACACTTAATGGAACTGTAGTATAATGAAAAAGAAAGTTGATTTTTCAAAGTTATCTAATGCTGAGATAAACTTGAAGATAATGGGTTATGAAAACGAATACAACGTTAAAAAAGATAAAATAATATCTTTAGTTGGTGATTTACAAGAATTAGATGACTTGTTTATAAAAGCTAATGAAGAACTTAAAAAAAGGGGTGTTTTGAGCAATGGGTAAGGTTTTAATGAAAATAGGAAAGGTAATAGAGGTTGAAGACAAATTTTCAAAAGACTATGCCAATGGACTTAGAGTACGTGCAAAACTTGATATAGACAAACAGAAACAGAAGATAAATGAGCTTATTCCTTGGGCTTTTCCATTGCTTCCTAAGTCATTGCAGGTAGTTCCTAAGGTTGGAGAAGCTGTATTAATTATTGCCGACGAAACTGGTGAATTTTCTTCAGCACAGAGGTATTACATAGGACCGCTTATATCGCAGCCACAATATAATACGTTCTGTTCTTCAGAGGATGCCACAACCCTTTTACAAAATTCTGAGAGAAATCCCATGCCAGCTATTGAATGGAATAGCAATACTAATGGTTCATTCCCTGATTCTAGTGACATTGCCGTTGTTGGTAGAGGTTCTGAGGATGTCATACTCAAATATGATGACAAATCAAAGACAAGTGAAGTAGATATAAGAGCTGGTATAAGAGGTGATGCTGGTTCTGGGTTAGTAGAAAACGGTATTGTAGGTAATGTTATATTCAATGGTACTGACCCAGCATATATACAATTGAAATATAAAAAGGGTATAGCAACTGGTGAAAAGAATATGGCTAACAGTCTTATTAATATAGTGGCTAATAGAATTAATATAATGAGTAATAGAGATTCTGAAGTTAGTCATGACTTAATGGATAGAGATACATTAGTTAAGGAAGAGGAAATGGATAATATAATGGATAGGCTTCATCAAGTTCCTAAAGGAGACAAACTAGTAGAACTACTTGAACTTATGAAGGGAGCTATTCTTCATCATGTACACCCTTGGGCTGGTATGGAACAATGTGGAGATAAGCCAGGATTCATTAATCAACTTAAGGATTATGATATGCAAAAGATTCTGTCTGAGTATGTTAGAATATCATAAAGAGAATGCGGTCACTGTTGACTGCATTTTTTTTGGGAATGATATACTTGTTGGCACTAAAAATGGGTGAGCCTTAATTGGTTCACCCATATATTTTGTTTTTTAATAGCCTTTATAATTATCGTATACATAATCGCAAAAAGATGCCCAAGCCCTTTTAAAACCACCTTCATCAGCGTTTGCAGTACTGCCATCGTAGAATAAATTTAACTCCTTATATATTTTATTAGCATAAATTTGGAAAAACATCCAACCAGGCATTTTACCGTTGTCATAACAATAAATAATATATTCTCCCAAATTTTTACAACCGCATTTATATAATCTTTCTTTTGTATATGAATCTCCTTTATACCTTAATACAATTTTTGCATGTGATTTAAGCCAGTTTAATGCATAGTCATAAATCTCGTCTTTACTCATAACATTCTCTTTAGCATCTTTATCAGCAAGTGATTGATAAATTTCTGATTCTGATTTTCTTTTTGTTTTCCCTTTTCTTGCTAATTCTGAATTTCTTAATTTTTCATCCATTTCAGCATAAGAACCTTTGTCAAATGCCGATGAACCATCAATACTTTTAGTGTTATTATCATATGCATATTTTTGAATTGGTTTGGCTGCATTATATGCTTTGCTATATCTTTCTTCATCTTTATCATCAGCAGCAGCAAGTTCATTATTGTATTTTCTACGCCAAAGTTTTCCAAGCATATATTGTCCCCTTCTTGTATCACCAATTTCATTGATTATTGTACTTATTGACTCTTTTATAATATTGTGTAAATCACTTTCAGTGAGTCTAATTTGTTTCTTATTCATATTTTGAATACGTATTTATTCTATTATTTTCTATATAAATACCAGAAGATATAGAAAAACGCATCATTTTCTAACTACATTTTATAATTTAGTGCCAACAAGTATATCGTTCCCTTTTTTTTTGTAATTTTGTTAATAGAAAATTTGCTTTTTTAACTTTTTTTATATATCTTTGCATTACAAAACGAGAGAACAAAAGAGATTGTTTAACTTAATTAATTTTATTAATGGAAACAAAAGATTACAAAGAAGAGAGATTCGAGTTTACGCTTTTTGTAAACGACAACATCATTTGCAAAAGGAATTTCAGAATTTACAATTTTATCGAGGGTAGCATGGGTACTATCGATTTCAAGGAAAAAGTTGATGAAATTGTCAACTTAATTGATGATGACTTGAAATCAAAGAGTAGGGTGTATACATGGTATTATTTCAATCCAAAAGAGCCAGATGCTTTTGAGGAATTTGCTGGTCAGCCACTAGAGCCTTGGGCTTGCACGTTCAAGTTCGTTGTATCGGACAATAAACGTGACGTGATAACAAAGATTTGGGATGGGTATGCGTATCCAAAGCCAATACGTGAAAAGGTTGACCTCAGTAACAAAAACGTGAAGGTTACAAACAAGGATGGGCAGACATTCTCCTACGATAAGGAGACGTTTTTCAAGGCAAATGAAGGAAGACTTAGTTTTGAACACGAGGTGTTAAAAGCAATGATTTTGGATAAACCAGATGTATTGCTTCAGATTACTAAGAAGATTTGTGAGGCTTGTTCCCCAAGCAGAGAGGAAATCAAGGAGGCTGGTCGCTTTAATCCGAAGGATTCATCCAAATACCTTACTGGATACACAACATCAGAAGATTATTACCCAGGAAGTGAAACAACAACCAAGACTGATGAAAATGGAGAAACAATAAAGGTTTCCAAAAAAATAGGAAAACCAAGAAGATATGCCTACAGTCTTGCCCTTGCAAATAAGAGGGTTGAAAATGCATGGGGACGTGTAGTAGCTGAGAAAACAAAAAATTACATGAAGTCACTTTATTTTTAATGGAGGGTAGTGGTAAATGGCTCAGAGAAACAGAGAAAATTTAGGTTATCTTGGAGAAGATTTCCAGTATAAACTTGCTCACGAGTTCATGGCTAACCACGCTTTCTTCGAGGACTTAAGCCCAATTATAGACCAAAATATGTTCACAGACCCCAACCTTAAAACACTGGTTGGGGTTATGAAAAACTACTATGACGTATATGGTAATGTACCAGATTATGACGTACTTGGTATTGAATTAAGGGATTTGTCACACTCTGAGAAAGAGACAGAGACATACCTTGCAGTCCTTGAAAAAGTAAAGGAAACTAATTCTTCTGGCGTTGAAAGCACTAGGGTAAAGGCTGAGAAGTTTTTCCGTCAGCAGAACATTGTGAAGACTGCTAACGAAATACTCAAAATAGCAGAAAAAGGCGCTGATGACCAATATGACAGGTGTGTTGGGCTTCTGAATGAAGCAATGGCAATGGGAGTACATAATGATTTCGGAGAGGGCTTGTTTGACCATATTAACGAAACACTGTCAGATGACTATAGAACGCCAATCCCAACAGGTATTGATAAGATTGATGAAGTGCTTGAAGGTGGACTTGGTAAGGGTGAACTTGGTGTAATAATCGGTCCTACTTCATTCGGTAAAACCAGTCTTACTACAGCAATGGCTTCACATGCAGCTTGTAGTAATTTCAAGGTTCTACAGATTGTATTTGAAGATAGAATCAAGCAAATACAGAGAAAACACCTTGGTAGGATTACAGGAATCGAGGCTAGAGACCTATCCAAGCCTGAAAACATCGAACTGGTTAAAAAAACCATCGAACAATTCCCAGACAAGGAGAAATTGGAGAAAAACCTCAGAATTGTAAAATTCCCAAGCGGTGAAAAGACAGCTAGGCAAATAAAGAGGTTTATCCAAAAACTTATTAACACAGGATTCAAACCAGACCTGGTAATCATAGACTATTTTGAATGTCTTGAGCATGAGGCTGATAAATCTATTACAAATGAGTTTGAAAAGGAAGGTAAGACCATGCGACTCTTCGAGGCAATGGCAGGTGAACTTGACATAGCCATTTGGATTCCTTCACAAGGTACTAAGGATTCTATCAACCTCGAACTTGTAACAATGGATAAAATTGGCGGTTCTGTGAAGAAAGCCCAAATTGCCCATGTAATTATGTCTATAGCTAGAACAGTTGACGATATAGCAAACAACAAGGCTACAATCGCCATATTAAAGAACAGAGCAGGTAAGAGTGGTAAGGTGTTCAATGGTGTAGAGTTCAACAATGGTACGTGTAGGATTAGTACTGAAAACGTGGATGAACTCAACAGTATCTACGAAATGAAAGAGAAAAGAAAAGAAGAGCAACTTAAGACACAAGAAGAGATTATGAGGCAGTTGAAGAAAACGGAAAATATATAAAAAAATCGTGGTATTTTTTTTATTTGAATGGAGGAACTTGGCTATCAATAGGTTACAACTTTGGTAGCCATTTTTTTTCCAAAATGGTCAATTTTTTTACATATATTTGCACAATTTGGTATATTTATTTTTTGCATCGATGATATAAAAACAGACAATAAAAGGTTGACCGAAAATGAAAATAACTAATTAAAAAATTAACTTTTGTTTATGCAGGTAATTAAACGTGACAAAACAGAAGAGTTGTTCCAAATTCAAAAAATAGAAAGAGCCATAGAGAAGGCATTTGAATCGTGTGGAAAGCCAGCAGACTACAGTGTAATAGACTGTATGAGAAAGATTTACAACATTCAATCAGATGAAACTGTACATGTTGAGGATATCCAGGACAATGTAGAAAAATGCCTTATGGATATTGACAAGGAAGTTGCTAAAGCATACATTATATACAGGTACAATCATAAGCTGATAAGAGAGAATAAAGACAAACTTTACAAGGATATTACAAAGAAGCTTCTTGCTACTGATATACAAAACCAGAATGCAAATGTTGACGAGCATTCCTTTGGTGGAAGAATGGGTGAAGTAAACAGGCTTGTATTGAAGGATTATGCACTCAAATACTGTATGTCTAGAAAGTCAAGAAACAATCACCTTAATAACGAGATTTACATTCACGACCTTGATAGTTATGCTGCTGGAATGCATAACTGTCTGTCAGTTCCATTTGATGACCTACTTGCAAATGGCTTCAACACGAGACAGACAGATGTAAGACCAGCAAACAGCATTAACACAGCATTCCAGTTGGTTGCAGTGTTGTTCCAGCTACAGAGTCTTCAGCAATTTGGTGGAGTAAGCGCCACACACCTGGATTGGACAATGGTCCCATATGTTCGCAAATCTTTCTATAAACATTTCAAGAGTGGAGCAAAATATATTGAAGGAGTAAAGTTACCAATTGAAGAGTTCAATGACGACATGTCAATTGAAGATGAGAAATATAAATCAAGCGGAAATGTATATACATACGCCATAAATCAGACAACAAAGGAGCTTAAACAGGCAGTAGAGGGTATGTATCATAACCTGAATACACTTCAAAGCAGGTCTGGAAACCAGTTACCATTCACATCAATCAATTATGGAACTTGCACACTACCTGAGGGTAGAATGGTAATCAAGGCAATCCTTGAAGGTTCTATAAATGGAGTTGGAAAGTTTAAGAAAACCCCTATTTTCCCATGCGGAATTTTCCAGATGATGAGTGGGGTGAATAGAAAGGAAGGAGAGCCTAACTATGATTTATTCAAACTTGCGTTGAAATCAACATCACAGAGGCTTTATCCTAATTATGCAAACTGTGACTGGAGTGGAAATGCTGGATATGACCCAAATGACCCAAAGACTTATTTTAGCACAATGGGTTGTAGGACCGCCAATGGATTTGATATTAACGGATTTGGTCAATTAAAGGACGGTAGAGGCAATATTTGCCCTGTGACTATAATTATGCCAACCCTGGCAATGGAAGCCAAGGAGAAGGCTTTAAATACCGAAATAAGTGATTCTGAGAGTCTACAGGAGATTGTGGAAAAAGAGTTCTTCAAGTTACTTACGAAAAAGCTTGATGAAGCAAAGGATATGCTTATTGAGAGATTCGAATGGATATGCAGCCAGTCTCCTGCTTCAGCTAAGTTTATGTGGGAAAATAATACAATGGCTGGATATGTTCCTGAGGAAGGTATTCGTTCAGCATTGAAGCACGGAACACTTGCTCTTGGACAGCTTGGACTTGCAGAAACTCTTCAGGTTCTTATCGGTAAAGACCACACCACAGATGAAGGTATGGAACTTGCAAAGAAGATTGAGGGCTTATTTAGTGAGAAGATTAAAGGATACAAAGAGAAATATAAGCTTAACTTTGGAGTATACTTCACACCAGCAGAGAATCTTTGCCACACAGCTTTAAAGAAGTTCAGAGATAAGTATGGTGTTATTGAGAATGTGTCAGACAGAGAATACTTTACAAACTCAATGCACGTTCCAGTATGGCATAAGATGAGTCCTTTCCAGAAGATTGACATTGAATCAAAACTAACAAGTTACTCTACAGCAGGATGTATCACATATGTTGAATTACCAAGTACTACAAAGAACAACCTTGAAGCACTTGAGGCGATAGTTCAATATGCAATGGATAAAGATATACCTTACTTCGCAATCAATGTTCCAAATGACACGTGTAATGAATGCGGATATACTGATGAAATGGGTGATACTTGTCCAGTTTGTGGTAGCAAGAATATCAGCAGGCTTAGAAGAGTTACTGGATATTTAACAGGTGACTACACTACAGCATTTAACTTTGGAAAACAGGAAGAGGTTAAAGATAGAGTAAAACACATAGAAAAATTTTAATTATGAGAATACATAACATTACGTACCCAGACGTGGAGAATGGAATCGGGTTCAGAGTTACCATTTGGGTGTCTGGGTGCGTACACCACTGCAAAGGGTGTCATAATCAGGAGACCTGGGATTTTAACAGTGGCAGAGAGTTTACCGAAGAGGATAAGAAAAAGGTTTTTGAAGAGCTTGAGAAGCCATTTATGAAAGGTGTGACATTCTCAGGAGGAGACCCACTTTGTTCATACAAAGATGTATTGGCTTTCTCCAAGGAACTTAAAGAAAAATACCCTGAGAAGGATATTTGGATTTACACAGGTTTTACCTTTGAACATGTAAAGGAACATTTAAGTGAAATTTTACAGTATGCTGACTGGATTGTAGATGGAAAATTTGAGATAGAAAAGAAAGACCTATCATTGCCTTTTAGAGGTTCTAGTAACCAGAGAGTTTGGAAAAAAGAGAAAGAGACGGGGAAATTTAAAGAATTCAATTTTGAATAAGAAAAAAGAGTGAGATTCGCTTTCTCACTCTTTTTGCTTGATATTTACCCAATTACAATATCTTTTTAATCCTTCTTCCAGGGTAATTTTACAATAGAACCCAAAATCATTCCTGAGTCCACTAGCCCAGGCTGTTGTTAACTTTGCGTCATATGGCTTCTCACCTTCATATATCAGTTTATTATAATCTTCCCTATGTAATATCTTCTTTATAATATCAATCAATTCCAACAAACTGTATGGTTTGCCATTGCCCACATCGTATACCTTTCCATTGTGTTTTGACTCTGATTCCATTACAACCTTGAATGCTTCTGTTACATCATCAATATATGTGAAATCCCTGTATATTCTACCATTACCGAATATATGAATTTCCTCATCATCATATATTGCCTTAGTGAACTTTGCAATCGCAAGGTCTGGTCTCATTCTTTCTCCATAGACGGTATAAAGACGAAGACCAGTTATTTGCATATCACCAAATAACTTTGCGTACATTCTCCCCTGAGCCTCATTTGTAGCTTTTGTAACGCCATAAGGTGACTTCTGTTCATAAATTCCATCATGGTCTCCTAAAACGGTGCTGGAAGAGGCGTAAATGAATTGACTAACGCCATTCTGATGTGATAGTCTTATAACAATGTCAAACCCTTTTATATTGGTGTCTATCACCTCCAATGGATATTCTATTGAATAACCAACCCCAGCTTGTGCTGCAAGATGAATAACAGTATTGAAATTATATTTGTCGAATACCCTTGTTCTCATCATGTATTCATCTGTAATGTCAGCAAATACAAATTCAAATCTATTGTTTCTGTTTGATTGTATGTTCTCATCCTTAATTTTAACGTCATAATATGGACTGAGATTATCAACACCAACAATGAAATTATTCTTGTCTTTAAGTAATTTTGCAATAAGATTTGTGCCTATAAATCCTGCACAACCTGTAACTAATATATTCCTCATTTTTTTCCGAATTTATCTAACAATATTTTCTTTTTCTCTTCAAATGGTTTCGAAACAATATACATAAAATCATCCTTATGTTTCTCCCTATATTCATCCAATGTACATATTGGTTTGCATGGAACTCCTGTTGCAACTGTGTTTGAAGGAATATTTTTATTTACAATGCTTCCAGCTCCGATAATACAATTATCACCAATTGTAACACCTGGAAGAATGACTGTTCTACACCCTATAAAACAATTGTTTCCTATGTTAATTGGAGCATAGATTACCGTTTCTTTATTTCCATCTGGTAGATTTCTTATAACCTTTGTAGCAGCGTCATGTGTTACGAACGCACAATCAAAAGAAATTGTAGTATTATCTCCTATTGTTATAAGATATGGTTCTGAGCCAAAATTAGCTTTACCGACAATATTCACATTTTTACCCAAATTAGGTTTCCCGTATTTATCACTAGCTATATACATATTACTCATATATAAAATATAAAAAAAAAGAGCAACTATTCAAATAGTTACTCCTTTTTACTGTTATTACTGTTCTACCTTTGTCCAGTTATACTTTCCTAAGTAATAATTACCTGTTCCCATCCAAGTATCATATCCACTACTACCTATTGGCACTGTTAATGTACCACCTGTTTCGACATTTTGGAACGTATTACTCTGTATTGTAGGTGCTGTTGTTGCATTAGATACTATACTTGTAAGTTCGCTACAATCTCTGAAAGCACCAATACCAATACTTGTAACGCCACTACCTATGGTACAACTTGTCATACCACTACACAATTGGAAAGCATAATTATCAATACTTGTAACACTATCTGGTATTGTTACACTTGTAAGGCTCTCACAATAATAGAAAGCATATTCACCAATACTTGTAACACCACTACCTATAGTGCAACTTATAAAACCACAACCATAGAAAGTATAGCCACCAATACTTGTAACACCACTTGGTATGTCTATACTTGTAAGGCTATTACAATTATAGAAAGCACCATAATCAATACTTGTAACACTATCAGGTATAGTTACACTTGTAAGACCACTACAATTTTGGAAAGCAGCGCCACCAATACTTGTAACACTATCTGGTATATCTATACTTGTAAGACTACTACAATCCATGAAAGCGGTATCACCAATACTTGTAACACCACTACCTATTGTACAACTTGTAAGACCTTTACAATAATAGAAAGCATGACTACCAATACTTGTAACACCATCTTTTAAGTCTAGTGTAACGGTGTGTTCATTTGTATCTCCAAAATCATATGTACTTACAACTGATTGCTGTTCAACACCATCAATTTTCATTGATTCAATTGATTCAATGAACTCGTCAGAAAATAATTGTGTTGAATTTCCCTCTCCAGAACCATTACCTGAGCCACTACCTGAACCTCCACCTGTTGGAACATATACACAAGTTAATGTTGCTGTCTGTGGTGTTGGTGGTACGGGTGTACTTGGATTATAACGTACTGTATTATTCTCCACTGTAAGTGATACATTAGGTAGTATTACCCCACTACCATTAATGTAGGTTTCGTACTCAGCATTAGTGCTGAATTTCTTTAAATACTTTGCCATTTTTCTATTGTTTATTTTTAATTATTATTTTTAATTCATCCTCAAGTTCTTTGCTCCACCCTTCAACGCTGTTGCACATAAACTTGATGTTTGGGTCATCAACCGCCTTTTGGAACTCATTCTTGAATATTGCTTTATTCCATATACCCAATCTTATCTCACTATCCAATATTGGTTCTTCGTGCTGGAAATAATTGAAATACACATCTTCCAATACATAACTTTCATTACGCATATTGAATTTATCCCATATCTCCTTTAATTTTTTAAATTCAAAATAGCATGGATAATGTGTGGTATAATTATAATGTGGTAAATTTTCCCTATCCAATAATTGCCTTGTTTTCCATTTATCATGATTCCAGTATGATGTAGGTTGGTCTTGCCTTCCAATAAAATTTTGTGAATGATAATGTATATCAGTTATATCTTTTAATACGAATGGCTTTATTGCATAATTATCATCAACCATCCATATAAACTCGTCATATATTTTATTATATTTTTTCATAACAAATTCCATACAATATTGTACGTTTAAATGTTGATTAAATTGGTTTTCTTTTTTAATAAAAGCTGGACAATCTATAAATTCAACCCAAGGGAATTCAATCTTCAGTGAGTCATCGAATTCACCGATAACAATAAAATGGTATTTAAAATTACAAAACTTTCTCCAACCATTCAAAGCAATTTTAATTTCATTACCTTGAGAACCATTTTGTTTATAAGGTAAAACAACTAGTATCTCTCTTTTTAATTCTGTAATAAGTTCTTCTTTAATATTCATCATATCTTGATTTATTGTAAAGAATGCATCACATGTTCTTGTTTTTCCGAAAAAATACCCACGTGTTTTCATCTTCCACACGTATTCTTCCCATGATTTTGTTATATAGTGCCTTATATAGATTTTATCGTATATTGGTGTGTTTCTATCTCTTTCGAAATTAGTTCTACAAAAATTAGATTCTTTGCTTGGCTGATGTGTATATAAAAAATAATTTTCTTGGTATGTTCTTAGATTATAACATGTCTTTGAAAGTGATTGTGGTGTTGCTGTAGGCACGTGACCTTGTATTTCTTTGGTATATGTTTCAACAATGCCTTTATTGGTATAATCTGGTTTCTTAATTAATCCATTTGCGCCATAGCATTTCCATTGCATAATGAATGCATCATATCCATCGAACAAAGATATAACATCATTTAAATTATCATTATTATTTTCAAGCGTTATAAATTCATCATTGTCAATAACAAAGCACCAATCATAATCATTTATAGTTTTTAAATATGTTAAACCTTTTCTAATATAAATGTATTGAGGGCTATCATTATGGTTGTCACTTTTATTTTTTTTAAGTTCTATTACCCTTTTTTTATTTTCATCATCAAGTGCTGATAATATACTATTTAGAGTAACTCTATCACCATATTTGTCACATATTTCTTTATGCGAATCGCTATCAATATCCTCAAAGACGAATATATGGTCAATACCTAAATCGAGGTGATATTTTATCCATTCATCTAGGTATTCATGTTCGTTTTTTATAACAGTTAATATACAAGATTTCATAAACATATTTTTTAACTATAAATATAATTTATAAGATAAAAAGAGCAACCGTTGCTGATTGCTCTTTTATATATTTACTTGTTTAAGGTATTGCTTGTATTCTACTTTCATAATCACTCCAAACACTTGCTGCCTTATATGCATCTACGCTACCACTTGGAACATAGATTGGACAGTCATTAGAGGTAGCAAATACGCCATCTCCTAATGTTGGTGGTGTTGTTGCGTTAACAGTTACACTTGTAAGACTAGTACAATCATAGAAAGCATAAGTACCAATACTTGTAACGCCACTACCTATAGTTATACTTGTAAGACCACTACAATTTTGGAAAGCACTCTGACCAATACTCGTAACACTATCAGGGATGGTTACACTTGTAAGACCACTACAATATTGGAAAGCATTATAACCAATACTTGTAACACTATCAGGTATGGTTATGCTTGTAAGACCACTACATCCATAGAAAGCACTCTCACCAATCCATTTCGTGTTACTCTTTAATGAATATGTAGTTAAATTTTTGTCAACTGCTTTAACAGCATAAATATCAGCATATCTTATATTATTTTCAATTGGTAAACTTTCACAACCACTGAAAGCAAAATCACCAATAGTTGTTACACTATTTGGAATAACTATACTTGTAAGACCAGTACAATTATAGAAAGCCTCACCACCAATACTTGTAACACTATCAGGTATGGTTACACTTGTAAGACTAGTACAAAACATGAAAGCACTTCTACCAATACTTGTAACACTATCAGGTATGGTTACACTTGTAAGACTACTACAATCCATGAAAGCACTACCACCGATGCTTACGGTTCCTTCTCTGAATGTGCAAGATGTAATGCCACTTGATGTTGTTTTATATGCAATATCATTTATATATATGATATTGCCATAACGATGAGAAGTGTCTGCTGAATAAGTGTTCCACCAAGGTGTTTCATCGAAAGCCCAACCGCCAATACTTGTAACACCACTTGGTATATCTATACTTGTAAGACAACTACAATTTCTGAAAGCCTCACCACCAATACTTGTAACGCCACTTGGAATATTGAACACTCCATCGGTATCACTATTCAACCTTGTAAGACCACTACAACTACCGAAGGCACTATTACCAATACTTGTAACACTATCAAGGATGGTTACACTTGTAAGACTAGTACAATAATAGAAAGCATTAGTACCAATACTTGTAATACCATTACCTATGGTAGCATTTATGAGGGTACTACAAGTATCGAAAGCTCTATAAGGTATTTCTGATGTGCTTTCTAAAGTGTATTCAACCTCATGTTCGTTCTCATCAGCAAAAGTATACCAACTAGTTACAGTTTCTTTCTCAACTTCAACTCCATCAATTTTTACTGATGTAACAAAATCTATGAAATATGAAGCTTTCTCATATAATTTTGTGTCTCCACCTCCTGAGCCACTACCAGAGCCACTTCCACCTCCTTGACCAGGAATATAATTACAAGTTAATTTTATCTGTCCAATATATCCACAATCCTCTGAATTTGCTTCAACCAATGTTACAGCACTTACAACACCTGTGTCAGTCCATGTTTCTCCGCTATCATTTGACACCTGCTGCTTTTGCTGTGTATACTTATCATATCCAACACAAGTATAACCGTCATCAACCCATCTGTACTGTGATTCTATTTTCTCAAAATAGTGAATCTCAGATGTGTCTTTTGTCATTGATACATGAGGAGTACTAAAACCAGTTGTTCCTGAAAAACTCAGCAATTCTGCTGTTGTTTGAAAATTACTTATGAATCTTCCCATAATTTTTTTTATTAATTTATTTACAATTATTTTTCTTTTTATTTTAATATAAATATTTGCCAAATAGAGTTTGTCATTATTTATTTTTTATTCTGTTATGAACAACTTCCTGGTATTGCTTGTATTCTACTTGCATAAGTGCTCCAATAACTTGCCTCCTTATATGTATCTACACTGTTACATGGAACATAGATTGGACAATTATTGGTGTAGTCAAATACCCCTGAACCTAATGTTGGAGGCACTATTGCATTACATATTATGCTTGTAAGACCAGTACAATATTGGAAAACAGCAGTACCGATACTTGTAACACCACTACCTATTGTAACACTTGTAAGACTAGTACATCTAATGAAAGCACCACTACCAATACTTGTAACACTATCTGGTATATCTATACTTGTAAGATTATAACAATTAGTGAAAGCACTAGCACCAATACTTGTTACACCACTACCTATAGTACAACTTGTAAGACCACTACATTGATAGAAAACATAATTACCAATGCTTGTAACACCAGTACCTATTGTAACGTTTGTAAGTCTAATACAATAAGCGAAAGCATGTTCACCAATACTTGTAACACTATCAGGTATTGTTACACTTGTAAGGCTACTACAATAATAGAAAGCATATTCGCCAATACTTGTTACACTATCAGGTATATCTATACTTGTAAGGCCAGTACAACTTTGGAAAGCATAATTTCCGATACTCGTAACACTATCAGGGATGGTTACACTTGTAAGGCCACTACAACAATAGAAAGCACTACTGCCAATACTTGTAACGCCACTACCTATGGTACAACTTGTCATACCACTACACAATTGGAAAGCACTACTACCAATACTTGTAACACTATCAGGTATATCTATACTTGTAAGGCTTCTACAACCACTGAAAGCAATATCACCAATACTTGTAACACTATTAGGGATTGTTATACTTGTAAGACCACTACAATCTCTGAAAGCACCATTACCAATGCTTGTAACACTATCTGGGATTGTTATGCTTGTAAGTCCACTACAATTAGTGAAAGCACTATATCCAATAATTGTTACTCCATCAGGTATAATTACACTTGTAATACTGCTACAACTTTTGAAAGTGCTAGTATAAATACTTGTTGGGTCTTTTAATGTGTACTTAACTGTATGTTCGCCAGTTGTATTGAATCTATATGTTTTTGGTACACTTTGTTGTCTAACACCATCTATCTCAATCTTACTGATATTAGTAGTTGCACTTAAAATTTTTGTTAATTTACTTGTATCCGTCACATTGAACTTAGCAATAAGTCTAGTGTCCTTTGGTTCTTGCGTCAATGAGTAGGTAATCTCAATGTCATGGTAATAAATGCTACCACTTATTGTTCTGCTATCAGCAGTACTTGGATTTGCACCACATTCAACAGTTACAGAATCTTCACCTTCTGTTACTGTCTCAGTGCAAGCTGTGTCCGTATCAATCTTTCTGTATCTTATTATAATATCAAATGAAGATGAAGCACCTTCAATTGTTGAAGGATAAGATGAATCAATAACCTCCCAATTAGTCATTTCCTCGCAGCCAAATGGGTTATAATGAACTTCATCTGGAGTGTCAATACAATATGACACATTAGGAAGAATCAACCCACTTTCTACATAACTCTCATATTCAGAATGAGTGTTGAATAATTTAATGTATTTACTCATAATTTTCTATTGTTTATTTTCTATATAAATATCAGCACAAACAACAAATTATAAAAACGAGCATCAACATAATTTGTCAATGCTCGTTAATATTATAAATTATTGTTCTACCTTTGTCCAGTTATACAAGCCTAAGTAGTAATTACCCGTACCCATCCATACATCATAGCCACTACTACCACTAGGTACTGTTAATGTACCACCAGTCTTGATATCACGGAATGTATTACTCTGTATTGTAGGAGCTGTCGTTGCATTGCATACTATACTTGTAAGACTACTACAATATCGGAAAACACTACCACCAATACTTGTAACACTATTTGGTATATCTATACTTGTAAGACTATTACAATTATAGAAAACACTCCAACCAATACTTGTAACACCATCGGGTATTGTTATACTTGTAAGACCACTACAATATTGGAAAGCACCACTACCGATACTTGTAACACCACTACCTATAGTACAAGTTGTAAGACCACTACAATTTTGGAAAGCATAATCACCGATGCTTGTAACACCATTGCCTATAATAATATTTTGTATACTTGTTTCTCCTGAAAACAAGCCAACAGCAGCATTACTTCCAACAGTTAAATCTCTTATACTATCACATCCATAGAAAGCACCAATACCAATACTTGTAACACCACTACCTATTGTACAACTTGTAAGACCTTTACAATTTTTGAAAGCACTCCAACCAATACTTGTAACACCATCGGGTATTGTTATACTTGTAAGACCGCTACAGTTTTCGAAAGCACTATCAGCAATAGTTGTTATATTATCAGGTATATCTATACTTGTAAGACCTTTACAATAATAGAAAGCATAACTACTGATACTTGTAACGCCACTTGGTATAGTTATACTTGTTAAGCCACTACAACAATAGAAAGCATTATTACCAATACTTGTTACACCACTACCTATTGTACAAGTTGTAAGACTTTTACAATTATAGAAAGCACTCTCACCAATACTTGTAACACCACTACCTATAGTTATACTTGTAAGACCAGTACAATAATAGAAAGCATTACCAGCAATACTTGTAACACTATCAGGTATAGTTATACTTGTAAGACTACTACAGCTACCGAAAGC